TACGATGTAGTAGAAGGCCCTCTATGAGTTACAAACAGGAAACCCAAAACCAATCCGAACTAGACCAATTCCTTAGCTTCATCCGAGACAAGAAGATCAACCTTTACCTTGAGATTGGTCTGTATGCCGGGACTACGTTCAAGGCCGTCTATGACACCCTTCTTGAGGTCTGGAAAGGGGATACGTCCAAGTTCCGTTGTATGGGCTTAGACCTCCCTCAGAACGCCGATGCCTTTAAGGTGCTTCAAGATACTGTGTCCAAGATGCCCGGAACCACTGTCTGGTATACAAGCAGCACAGACCCACAGACAGTAGAAGAAGTCCTAGGGGAAGTCTCACGTTGGTATGAGAAGTTTGATACAGATGGTCCCGTACCTACATCTCTTGTGTTCATTGACGGGGATCACCTCTTTGAACAGGCACGCAGGGACTATCTTGCATATGGCCCATTCTTCGAGTATGTTGCGTTCAATGACATCAGCCCACGGACCATCCCTCAGAACCGAAAGAAACATCCCTCTATTGGGTCTAGGGACGTAGCCACGGTGTATCACCTCTACGAAGGTATCAAGGCTGGTAATCCAGAGATGTGTGAAATCTACTTTGAAGACTACGAGGCTGAGAAGGCCCGAGGCATTGGAGTTCTGTATTGACTACCTTCAATCTCGTTAGCTATCTATGGTCAGACAAAAATGCCAAGCACACAGGTAACTTTGAGTTCGGCTTGCAACACGCGAATAAACTATTCCGGCAAGCGTCAAAGGGGTTTGAGGCTCTAAAGGCTGAAGACCCAAACCTAGATTACTACCTGACCCTTGTGACTGATAAGACGGACCTGACTGAGTTTGACTTCTCTATCCCTAACGTCCGTGTTATCCCTATGTGGCAAGACTTCAGGGGGCTTGGTAGATGTTTTACAAAACTTAAACTGTTCTCCAAGAACCACACTGACCCTGTGTATGGGGAGGAGATTCACCGTAGCCAGTTGTTTCCGGGGGACTATCTAATCAGCATCGACTTGGATGTGGTCATTGTAGACCCAAAGGCGTTTGCCCGCGTACTTACATCTGATCGGATGAAACCGTTCATTGGATATAGAGATAGCAAGAACCCTCGTTGTTTTTCCGGCTGTTTGTATCGTTTTGATACTCGTGTTAAAGGCGAGTGGCATCATGTGTACGATTCCTTCCGGCACTTCTACGATACCCTCAAGCACAACTCCGAGGCGTTCAAGTTCATGTATTCCAATTGGAACGCCAGTGCTTCTTTTGTCGGCAGTGACCAATGTTGGATCAGCACAGTTCTTGGTGAAGATGCCTACACAAAATGGGATGGACTTTCAAACGGCTTGTATGACTACTGGACAGTAGAACATCTTCCAACACTTCCGTTGAACGCCTGTGTTGTTTTCACAAATGGAGCTAGACGCGATGCCTCAATGAAAGTGTTTCAGGACAAACACCAATGGATTGTTGATAACTGGGTGAATGTATGAGTGACGTAAGCACACTGGGTAAATCTAAATACGAACGGGCTGAGTTAGACTTCTATCCAACGCCAAAGGAAGTCACACGGTCTATCCTGCCTTTCCTTCCTCTCCCTGCGAATACGGTTGTATGGGAACCCTGTGCAGGTAATGGGGCTATCGTAAATGTTCTTCGTGAAGAGGGGTATGTTGTCCGAACCTCAGATATTAAACAGTACGAAGGGTTTGAACTAGACTATCGGGCAAGCCTATACTCTCTTAACGCCTTTCCGTTTTCAGTTGGACAGCACGTTACTCTTGTAACTAACCCACCTTATGAAGATAGTCGGACGTTTATCTCGCACGCCTTGTCTCTAGCGAACGTAGACGAATGGTGGTTTCTTCTACGACATGAATGGGATGCACCCGCTAAATCTCTTCCCCTTGTTCAGCATGAAAATTTCATGGCTAAGTATGTCTTGAAGAAGCGTCCACGTTGGATCGAGGGGACAACCACAGCACCCCGGTTCCCTTACGCTTGGTATCGTTGGCAGCGCGGTTATGAAGGTTTTCCTTATTTGGTTTACGGAGTCTAGAGCATGAATCAATACCAGACCTTGAAGGTGAATCCAATTGATTCGGCTGACATCAGCGATATTGAGAATAACGTCGAGACGAACCTAGGGCTTATCTCTGACTGGCTTGTTCCACAACCTGAGGCGTCCAACCGTATCGGTGTTCTCATCGGCGCTGGTCCGTCTCTAGGTAAACTCCTTAAGGCTGGGTTCATTCACAAGGATATGTTTCCTTCGGACAAGTATGTCACCTTCACCTGTAAGCACGCTCTACCTCTGCTTATGGAACATGGGTTCACAGACCTCTATTGTTCGGTGCTTGACCCACGGCCTATTGACGGTATCTCCACCCATGATGTGAAGCGCCGTGACTTGTATGAGAGTGCAGACCCAAAGCGTGTGACCTTTCTCGTAGCCAGCATGACCCATGATTCTGTGACCACGTATCTCCTAGATCGCGGTTACAAAGTCCTAGGGTGGCACGCCGATAGTCTTGCTCTTAAGAAGCACAAAGAGCGTATCCCGTTCTCTATTGGAGGTGGGACCAACTCTATCCTTCGGGCTATCGGCATTGGGACTGCGTGCTTCGGTATCCGTGAGTTTAATCTGATTGGCCTTGATTCGTCTCTTGAGCAACCCCCAAGGGATGTAGAAAAAGACTTGACATCCTATCTGTATACGGATAAAGACCCCGTGACAGGAAGCCCCAAATACCTTAAGTCTTTCTGCGGATCAGGAGAGGGACTTCACTCAAATAAATATATCGCTCTTTGGACTACAGGGGAACTCGCGGCCCAGTTGCAAGACCTTGAGGCGTTCTTTACACATCAAAAGGAAATGGGTATCAAACTCAACGTCCTTGGCACAGACAAGGGCCGCAGCCTTATCGGTCAGCTTGCCGACTCGTTTGGTCTAATATAGACCCCGGAACATGATTTAGGTATACATGACAATCAAAGCGTTAATCATCGGGGATAGTCACGCTACACCCCAATCCCCTAATCGTCGGTTTGAGTGGTTGGGTAACTTCATTGTAGAGCAACAGCCAGACCTAATCGTCTCGATTGGTGACATGGCCGATATGTCTACTTTGTCTTCGTATGATAAGGGAACCAAGGCTGCTTGGGGTAAGACATACAAGGCTGACGTGGCTTCAGTGAGGGATGCCCAAGCTAAACTGTTTGGTCCAACCCAGAAATACAACAACACCCAAGGTAAAAAGAAGAAGGCAGGCTATCACCCTCATACAATCCACACCCTAGGGAACCACGATGATGGACGATACAACACCTTCCTTTCCAAGAACCCAGAGTTCAGTGAACATATCTCCATCAAAGACCTTCACTATGATGAATACTGGACTGATGTAGTTCCGTATCTGGATGTTGCTACGTATTCAGGCGTATCCTTCTCCCACTTCTTCTATAACAAGTCCCAACGATACCCGATCCCTTCGGCCAAGGCTGTTCTAAGCCACAACCATTGTTCGTCTGTATGGGGGCACACCCACGCCTTTGATTACTGTATGACCTACTCCATCTCAGGACGCAGGCTCATTGCCCTTAATCCGGGGTGCTTTCTCGATACAGTTGACAGGGGGGATACATATAATTATACAGGTGGACAAGGTGATACAAGATGGTGGAATGGGGTAACTGTGCTACACGACCTGAACCCTTATGGGGAGTTTGATGTGGAACAGATTTCTACCGAGAGACTTCAGAGGGACTATGGCTGATGTTCGTGCTACCTAAATACGTTCCACCCTCATTGAAATACCTTGTCAGGTGTCTTATGTCAGGTGTGTATGCAGCCTTGTTCCTCCTTCCAATCCTTCTTCTTGTGAGGTTAATTTATGCTTAAATATGTCATCCTTCTAGGACTTAGCCTAGGTCTTGTTGCTTGTGGTGGGCCTATCAATAATTCTAGCGCAACGTCAGTAGATATTATTAAGGATAAAGAGAATCCGTGTATTGTTTATATTTGGAACTCGACAGCCTTCCGCACAGAAACTTTTGTAGCCCATATCATCGGGTGTGATCCCAACCAAAACCAGAGGCTCCCATAGTAATCAACAGAAAAAGGAAAAACAGATGAGCATTTCTGACTACGAACTACCTCCTCGTTTGCCCTTCTGGCAGCGTGTATGGAATTGGTTTTTCCTCGCAAACTAAAATACAATCTTGAAATACAATTCCGTGGCATTAACGAAGCACACGGAACGATTATTAACCCACACGTTGATACGCTGAAGATTCGCAAGAAATGACCAAACGTAGCCGAACTGTCTGGGACATCTTTCAACTGAAACTGGCCCGTCAGTACGCCACCATGTCGAAGGACATTTCCACTCGCGTAGGGGCCGTTGTCACCACCCCTGATTCCAAGTATGTCCTTGGGATGGGGTATAACGGTTTCCCTCCTGACGTAGAGGACAGTGACGACCTTCTGTGTGACCGGGTAAAGAAATACCCCCTTATGGTCCACGCAGAAAAGAACGCCCTGAACCAAGCCCTAAGGATCAGGGGTGCTACTGGTAATGTCTCTCTTTTCGTATACCCCTTTCTCCCCTGCTCAGATTGTGCTAGGATGATAGATGATTACCGTAGCCACGGACTTAACGTCACCCGTGTTGTCACCCTTGACTACGCCCCGATGAGATGGAAAGATGACTTCCTTAAGAGCGAAGCCTTTCTCCTAGGGCTTGGCATTGAGATTGTTAAGTATAGTCCTAACCTACTGGCGGAGAATGAAACCTATGTCCTCAACCCCTAAAACCTATACGGGCGCATCACTGAAACCTCAAGTCCGTGGCTACGAAGATACGTTTAGTCCTTTTAAGATGATCGAAGAAACCTTTTTCGGTAGAAATTCATACGGAATTAAAGTGACTATGACTATTCCTCCTGTTAAATTGTCTGACGCTGTAGGTGCAGCCCCTAAGGAATCCATGTCCGTAAGCCCAAATTCTGATGCCCAAGAACCTGAACTGCCCTACGGCATGGCTGAAATCCGTATCCCTAAGTCCATCATTCAGATGTACAAGGATGCGCCCTATGCGGGTAATCTAGAAACCATTCCTGTCCTTTACTACGAGGACAGCCTTAAGAAGAAAGAATAACAATGAGTATCCTTAAGAACCAACGCTTTATCGACGCCCTGAAGTCCGTAGAGAACTCTGTCCGTGCTGGGTGGGACAAGAAGAAGTCCCTGTGGTTCCCTCACAAAAGTGTTGAAGGGGGTAGCCCAACCATTGCCTATGGTCACAAAGTCTTGAATGTTCAAGAACTAGAGGTGTTCAATAAGGGTATCACTGAAGATCAAGCCCTCAAACTCCTAGAGACGGATATGCAGATTGCCTATGACAATGCCCAACGGGACTGGGACAAACAGTTTCCCGATAATACTTGGGGGTTCCTGTCTGAAAAGTACCAAGGTGTTCTCGTCAACATTGCATATAACACAGGTTCCCTTAAGAATCGAAGGGGGGTTTTTGGGTGGCCTAACCTCGGTAAGAAGATCATCCTTGCTAATCAGTTCCCTGAAAATAAAACACTTGATAGGGCTGTACGCGAAGGTATGGTAACTACGTATCTGGACCCCAAGACCAAAACACGTAAGCGGTTGACTAAGCGTGCCTACCAGATGGCCGATAGCCTTGGGATTACCTAATAGATGCTAATCCCTGAAGACATCCGTAACGCATTTACCCACGCTATCCGTACGTTTGGTCTTGAACCTTACGGGGAAATCCTGTATCTGAAACACCCTAAAGAGGCCTACAGTCAAAGTGTCAAAAAGGACATCTACCTTGGGTCTATCTCTGTGTTTCCCGATTCAAACGGGCGTTATAACACAATCACGGTGAGTTTATCATGGACCTAGAAACTAAGTTGGATAAAATCATAAGCCTGTTGCATGGTATTTTTACCGGAGTGTGGTTCGGTATAGGGGTTCTTTTAGTTAAATGACATTCGGTAGACACCTTCTCCTCGACCTATACGGCTGCACCAATAAGAAACTTCTTCTTTCGGAGCCTAACCTAGAGTCTACTCTTGCCCTAGCAGCCACCAAAGCTGGGGCCACGGTGAGGTCTTACCATAACCATGGGTTCCTAGACAGGGAGACTGGTGAGGAGGCTTGGTCTATTACGGTTATCCTTGAGGAATCCCACATAGCAGCACATATCTGGCCTAACACAGGGTTTGTCTCTCTTGACATGTATACGTGTGGACACGAGGCTGACCCCATGCTCGCCCTTGATTATCTCCTAGATATGTTCCAGCCTGATAACTACACCCTTAAGTTTGTGCATCGGGGTGAAGGGCTGGGGACTGTGCCTGTGACCAAGGGAACGGGACACAAACAACCTATCTATGTAACCGATGTTACTGTAAGGAAGGCAGAATAAAGATATGGATGACTTGATTGATACCTCTGAAACACCAGCCACGGAACACGCCAATGTCTTCTCCCTTCGGACAGGCAAGCCCGTGGCGGACATCACGGAACATACACAGGAGGAACCTAATCTCTCTGTCCACGAACGTATGATTAACATGGACGACCACCTCAACGGTATGGTAGAACGTATCATTGACGAGGTAGGGGAGGATGAGTTCAGTGAACACACCCAGTTGTTTCTTATGATCAAGAAGCCGGGAGCCAACACAGGACTTCTGTGGACTACCTATGCCTTCCGTGGTGTGGAACTGATTGGTGCCCTTGAGTCAGCCAAGCTGATTGCAGCAGAGAGGTATTTCAACGGAGATGATTGAAGAAGATCAATGCCAGTGTCCGTCCTGCCGTCAGATGATTGCAGCATGACCGACAAGACGCTTTTGGAAGCCGCCAAGGCGGCGCTCAAATGGGCCGACGATCTCAAGCCATACGCGGATGACGGAACGCAGATCGTCCCGGTGTTTGAGGAACTGCGCGAGGCCATCAAGCAGACGGAAGGCGGCGCGAAGTGAAACGCGCTTACAGAGTGGAGTAAGACCGACTTTGATTCATTTAGTAAGTGGATTTCAGAGGCCTTTTTCATTCTAACTGATCCAGCCAACGACCCGACAAAAGAGAAAAGCCCCAAGGAATAATCCAAGGGGCAGTTCTTTAACAAGATTAGCCTAGGGCTGTTTTAAAGTAAACCTAGTTACGTTGCTCCGTAGGTTGAGTGTATGTACGGAATAGTTCGTTGAAGTAGAAAAAAATTATTGATTTCATGGGTTTGTTTCGCTTTCTTTAGAGGGACCATTGGTGTCCTTCATACCTTCCGTAAACTGTGTGTAGGATTTGTTGATACTGGTAATCTTGAGATTGCACTTGTCCAGACTTTCGATAAGTGCAGCAACGTAAATCATAAGGTCTTCGTTGGTTGTGGGTGTCCCTTTCCTTACTGGCATCCTAGGTTGGCTACACGGGCTTAGCCATTCTGGTTGGAACCGAGGGTAGATGTATTCCTTGCCCGTGACCTCAAGTGTAGTCCCAGTGGACCCGCATCCCGCTAGTCCAAGGGAAATGATAAGGGAGATGACTGTGGATAACTTTAACATGACGAAGGATACACTTTACACAATCTATCAAGGACTTCTCGAATATAAGGTACCACGGGGGATTTACGCTCACCCTCCGATCCTGTGGACCTAACTACGTCCCTAGCTTCATCCCCCTTCGCCTCAGACGCCTCTAGGGCTGCTAGGTATTCCGACACTTGAACCTGATACATCTTGAACTGGTTGTCCAGATAGGTGAACGCATCGGCCTGTCTCTTAGCTTCTAGGGCTACCGTCTCTAGTTTAACCTCTAACTCACCTATCTTCTTTTCGTTACGTTCAATAGTGTTAAGGAGGCCGTTGACCCACAGGTAAGCTACGAGGACTAGGGCACCAACCGTATAGGCCAGCCAGTTCTTAACTAGGTGGGAGAGAATCGTTGTCCACATTCTTATCTGAGTTCCTTCCGTAAATATACCCGAGCAGATTGACACCAAGCATGATACACACAGGGTCAACCACATTGGCTGTGATGTTGGTCCCTAGAAAGGCATCAGCCGAAAGGGAACCTAGGAGCATGATGATACCCACGATACCGAACACCGTGAACCATCGCCTACGGAATTGCCAACGATCATAAGAGCGCCTTGCCACGCCACTAGCTCCCAATAAGTTTAGGGATAATAAAATTGAGTAGAGATGTGACAACGATGGCTACCCCTGCGACGATTAAACCGATCCTGCCTTTAAGCCCGCTAGTCTCTTTTTCCTGAGCAGATAACTTATCTCTCAAGATAGCAAGTTCCTTTTGTTTCTCGATAAGTGCGGCATCAAACTGAAACAACCTTTGGTTGAAGTTGTTATACTGGTCAAATTTACCGTGAAGAGATGAGATATTCTTGGCGACTTCTGCTACGGCATCCTTGATGTCTTGGATTTCCACCTTGAACTCTTTCTGACTATCCTTTAACTCCTGTAGTGCGTTCAAGACGTATACCTCTTGTCTGTCCCATCCTTTTACGGGGAAGTCTAATTCATCTGTGTTGATTTTTGCCATACCAAAGTTACTCCGTAATTCCCTTGAATTTCTCTAGTTTAATCTTAGCGTTAGTCGACAATCCTTCTGTTCTTTTTGGATCAAGCTCGAACAAAATACCTTCATCCACATCCTTGAAGAACCTCTTGACCAGACTAGGTGAGAAGAACGCCTCATACCTCTCCGGGTCTGTCTTCTTTAGTTCCATGGCAATCATAAGGAATTGTTTCCTTAGGTCATTATATTCACGCTTTAATTCATACCTGCGGGCTGGGTCACTTTCTCGTTTGATCTTGACACCAAGGTTAACAAGTTTGTTTTTGAACAAGGTCTTGTCAGAATCCCGGTAGGACGTAGCCATGTTCACAGCCCTGTTACGAAGCTGTGCGTCCTGAACACTCTTGGGGCTAAACCCGAGTGCTTGGGCAATGATGTCTCCCGTGGAGATGTCGGTAGTGTCCATAAGAGGTTTACCTGAGGCAGTCTTAAGAGTGTCCCCGGACGCCATGATACCAGCCTTGGTGATGTCACGAACAAAAGCAGGAAGAACCATAGAGAATCCTTCGGCGGCTGACATACGCCCAGACATCATCTGTCCGATAGCCTTGGGAATGTTAGAAGCTGTGTTACCGATAATACCTGTTATGTCGTCTATGGCAGGGGTATCTCCACCCCTTAGTGTTGTAGCCATGTCAGCCACAAGGTTAGAGAACGGCATGGCGTTACCTACACGGCTTGAAACGTCAACCCCGGCTACAGCATACGTCATACCGCCCATGACGGTATCCAGAACCTGTTTTTCACTCCACCCAAGGTATCTGGCAATAGGTTTAATACCCAGATAGTCTACAATCATTTGTTTGATTTGAAGTTCCCCCGGCTCATCAGGCTCCCTGAACATCTCCATGAGGACTGGGGCTACGATAAAGAATGTGGGGAATCCTGCCTTGGCTCCGAACATGAGCATAGCAGAGGCCATGCCTGTGATCGCCCCCTTGAAACCGGGAAGTCCACGAAGACCGAAAAATTCTTGCACTGTCTTTTCCCACATCTGGGCCGGGATACCCATGAACGGAGAGATGACCGCACCAGCACGCCCACGGGTATACCTAGGGCGAGAGGATTTAGATGGGTTGCCAAACACCTGTTGAACCGAGTAAGTCGTAATGGCTCGCACATCGTCCATGTCAGGGTTAAACCTGCGGAACTCTGTAAACTTAGGCTCCTTGTTCAGCCGATCTAGGGCAACCCTTATACGATCTGGATTATTGTAGAACTCCTTGATGTAGGCCATATACATGCCTGTGCGAGAGGAGCGTTCCATGGCGTTCATAGCAAAACCGCCAGCACTTGCAGCGTTGTCAAGGGCCTTTTGTCCTGACCCCTTCATACCCTTTGTATACTTCAGTTCCCTTCTAATATCCCCAAGGGCTTCCTCGACAAGGGCTGCATTAAGGTAGATGGTATCTTTTTCGATAGCGTCTCGTGCGTAAGCCCGCATCTCTTTGTCTTTGCCAAAGTATTTCATCAACTTGTCAAGGGTTTCTTCACTGAAGTAGGACTTGGACTTAAGGTAGTCCTTGAAGTTGGTTTCAGTGATAAAGGCGTTCATGTAACTTACTGCACCCTTCAGAGCGCCATAGGCCTTGTAGGGAGGAACGCCCAGAGAAATCATATCCTCAGGGACAAGAGAGAACAGAGGGGAACTCTGGATAATGGCTGTTGAGGGACGGAACGCTAGACCCCACGTATAGGACAGCCCACGAATAACAGGAGCATCGTGGGCAGGGCTTAGGGCGTAGTCTAGGTCCGCAAGACGGCGGGCAGCCTTCATACCAAGAGGTGAGTTACTTTCTGAATAAGCACCATACGCAGACCTGACCTTATCCACTGTGTTCTTGTATTGAATATACGCAAGGGAGGAAGCTGCCGAAGAGAAGAACGAGTCCATGACCCATTGCCAATCTTCGCTGGCACCGTCAATGTGACGTGACTTAAGGAACCGTGCCTTCCATCCTTCAGCCGTAGAGGCGTTAGAAAGATTCTCGGCAATTGTGTTTGCGCTGCTGGCAAGAATGTCTGCAACAGACACCCCTTCAATGCCCTTCTTACTGAACTCTTTTGAGAGCATCCCTTGGGATTGCTGTGCCAGAAGGGACATAAGCAGGTGAAGGTCAGCCGTTCCGGCGTTAGCGCGTTTGGCTAGTCTGTTGTTCGTAAGTTCAAAGGCTTCCTTGCCAACTTGAACACCGTCAATACCCCTATATCTTTTAAGGATTTCAATGCGTGCCTTTTGAACTGTTTTTACATCAGGCTTGGCGTAGTTGATAAAACCACCTTGAGGTTCAATAGTGTAAAGACCTAACTGCTTTCCGTTCTTGTCCCTGACATCAATACCCCAAGACCCTTTACGTAATTCAGGAACGTAAGCACGATTGCCGTTAATGTATTCATCAATCTGAACAATCATATCAATGATAGTCACGGCTTGATCTAGGTGTTTCTTGTCTTCAGGGCTTGGGCCAATAACACTATCCTTGAACGCCTTTTTCCTGTTCTCCACCCACTGGACAAGTTCATCCACGGTTCCGTTATTGGGGATATCTGATCCCGGATAGGAATTAAGATGTCCTAGGTTTGTGCGGTTAAGGGCGTCCATAGCTTTCATGGGCACAGAGAAAGCCTTGGTCAGTTCCTTGATGACATTGACTGTGTATGGACTGAGAGCCGCCTGCTTTCCGTTACGGTTCTTGTAGATAACCCGTCCCATGTCATCAACATCATTAAGGTCAATGCTTTGCTTACGGAGGTCCAACATGACTTGCATGTATTTACCGTAAACAGGATTACCGTTCTTATCTACCCGCTCACCTTTTTCGTTGGTGATTGTTTGAATCCAGTCAATAAGGGGGCCGAACGCACGGAGATATTCAGTCTTAGCCTTTTCAACAGCATCTGTCAGGTTGAGGACTTGGGCTGCGTCTTGGTCATAACGAGCCTCTGCGCCAAGTGATCTGAACCAAGAGAAGAACGTCCAGACTTTGTTACCATACCCATAGACATTATCCGGGTCTTTCATGTAGTTACGGAAATCACCCATGTCCTCAGGTGTTAGCGAGGCTTGTTGCTTGACTTTCTTTTCGGCTTCTCCGATAGGATCATCAACCTTCTTAAGACTTCCTGTAGCACCCTTCATAGCAAAGAGGGATTGCCCACGGGCCTTGGCATCGTAGAGAGCCTGTGCCTGACGTTGCAGGGAGTTCAGATACGCCGCATCAGCTTGTTTGGCAAACGCCCCTGAGAAGAACTCATCAACAGTCTTGTTCACCTCACGCAGATTGTTTAGGCGTGCCTTAATGGCTTCAAGAATATAGCGGAACGTATCAATGGCTTTTTGCATCCACAGTTTCATACCGCCCTGTGGTTCCATGAATGCGTTCTTGCCTGTGGTGTCAGGAGACTTGGGGATACCAAAGGAACGGCGGAACGCAGAGGCAGCCTTTGAGTTGGATTTCTCAATGTAGTTCTGTGCGTAGTAAGCAATGACTTCTGCCCTGTCCCTGCGGCTGTTCACAGGGTCAAGGTCTTTCATCAGGTCGCCGTATTCAGTGTTCTTTTCAAGCCATTTCTGCATGTCCTTTACAGACTTGTTGAATACGTTGTCGTTACGATCCCCAAAGAACCCACGCATATCGGCTGCGTGAATGAACTCGTGAACGGCTGTGGTCAGGAACCCTTGGGTCTTGTTTAGGTCTGTCTCACCCTTTATCTGTCTGTCTACAACAGAAGACACAGCAAGGGAGATAGCGTTATGCTCAGGATTGTATTCACCTTCAGCCCTGTCACGCTTAAGGGTGCCGTCCTCATTCAAAGTAACAGGAACAACTTCCCCGACAAGACGGAGGTCTACATCACGACCAATACCCTTGCCAACTACACGGCTACCAATCTCACGGGCAATCGTGGCTAGGTTATCAATGAACGGTTGAACAGCGTCCTTTACCTCTTGTGGTGTATCAGGAAGGAACGTGCCTGTGTATTCGACATTCACAAGTTCTCCCGGCTGATAGGTAGCCTTTCGGTCCCCAGAGAACAGACGGGGGTTTTTCCTGCGGTCTAGGAAAGCAGGAATAGCAAGAGGATCATCAGCTTCGTTGTAAGGCAGCCCATCAGGGGTGGCGGAGATGGTGGGTTCAATCGGTTTGTTAATCTCAGCAAGTTGTTCGGCTGGATCGGAGTTAATAGCATCTACAGCCTTGATGGCTTCCGTGACTTCAGTAATGGGGGCAGGAGGAATCCTCACACGTTCTAGGTTTAGGGGTGATAGTTCAACCTGATTACGTGGGTCAAAGTAGATGTTTACGTTATGTGGTTTTGCTCCGGTAAACTTACCGCCTTCATGGCGCATACCCCCGTAACCTAATTTTTCCCTTAGACCTATTTGGATAATGTCGTCAAAAAGTTCTTGGACCTCACTCTTACTATAATCATAGTTTGGGCTAAGTTCACGCGCATTGTCCATAAAATCGCGGAGAGATACTGTTCCGTCTTCTTTTATTGCGTCTCTAAAGGCGTCAAGTTGCCACTCTTGCCAAATGTTTAAATTATTTACGTCTATTTGCCATTCAGGACCTCGTAGTCCAATAGTTTTTCTAAAACGGTTAAACGCATCAACAATTTTAGGGGAAGTGGAATCTTCATTTCTTACTTCTTTTTTGATTCCAGTATTGTAAGGAAACTCCATGTCAAACATTTTGACCGGTGCGGTTTCAGACACTTCATACGTAATGCCGTCTTGTTTTTTGCGTTGGTACCCTTTGGCTACGTCTATTGCGTCTGTAGTATAAAAATCCCCCCCATAAATGTTATCGGAATTATAAGTGGCTTCTCTTTCTTCAAAAGTGGATACATCTACAGGCGCACGAGAACCGTGATATTGCACACCCATTCCTCGTGTGTCAGGGAGTTTTTCGTTCAGACTGTCAAGTTCTGTATCAGATAAAGTGTCTAGGACAACTTCAGGTGTGCCGGGGAAGTTTCTGCGAACTTTGGCAATCTTGGCCTGACGCTCTGGATTGTTCTTGGAATCAGCGATAGCGTCTAGGTAAAGTTCCTGTGCCTCAGGGCTAGTCCCTAGGTCTGTGTAGAATTTCTGTGCTTCGGCTGCTTCAACCACACCCTTGATGACATTGTTAGCCACCTTGACTTCAGGTGTGCCAGCATCAATGGGTGTTGTCTCATCTCCTACAATCTTTGTGTAGATGTCCCCGACAGGTAGACCTAGTTCTGTTCCCGCCCGGTAAATTTCAGTAGGAGTGCGAGGAGTTTTCTGCGATTCTTCAAACTGATTTACCCGCTCGGTATAATATGCGTTCCAAAGATCGTAAGCCTTTGACTCAGCAACAGTCTCTACCTTGGCTTCCTCAACCTTGACAGGTTCGACAGGAGTTTCAATCTCAACTTCTAGGTCTGAGGTATCTAGGTTGTTAAGTCCTGTGACTGTCCCATCTGTGCGGGCAGGCTCAGCTTGATCCTTTGGCTGGACCTTGACTTCTCCGTCTTCAGTCTTGATAATGTCTACAGGAGTTGGCTTACGTCCCTTGATCTTGTTATAGATGCCCTTTGAGACATCTGTGGCAGTTCCCCCAACAGCCACAGGGGCAGTGATGTTACCTGCAATAAGACCACCGATAAGCGCACTGTCCGTTACGGCAGCCTTTCGCTGGGGATCGTCCAGAACGTCTAGGAACCCAAGGTCAACTGCCGTGCCCCACTGGTTCAAATACTCCTGTGAGGCTTCCGTGGAGGCACCACCAGCAATAGCAGTCGTTACACCTGTTGCACGCTTAAGAGTCTTGGGAAGGAAACCAGTCCCTAGGATAGACGTAGACTTAAGGGGCTTGACAAGAAGACCACCAGCAACAGAACCAATCTTACCAAGAGCAATATCTACAGCAGTTTGACCAGCAGCCGAAATAGAAAGACGTGTCTGATCCAGTTTGGGATCACCGACAAGAGTATCTACATTGTCCCCTGCCTGTTCCTTTAACTTTTCGTAAGACCCTAGGTATTGATCAGCAGCCGTTAGACCATAGTAATAAGGGGTAAGTGCTGCAAAGGTTTCAGGATCAAAGGCATAACGTCTGCCTGTCACGACATCTGCGGCTGCACCCACCTGACCGGGTAGTTGAGATACCATAGGTCCAAGTGATTCACCTAGGACAAGGGCTGTGCCTGTGGCTAACTTGTCGATACTGTCAAGAGGGGAATCAAAGAAATTGTAAAGAGGGTTAACAAAGAAATCTTCCGTAAAGTTTTCACCCCTACGGCTGGACTCAGCAGTCAACTTCTCATTGTTAATCCGAATCTTTTCACGAAGTTCTCGTGCCCTTAGGTCTTCTCCCTTTCGCTCTGCATCAGCAAGGGCACTGCCTAGTTCCACCTTCTCATTGTAAAGAGGGGTAAGGTTGGCAGCACTTTCTAGGGCATCCCCTACTGAATTAATTCTAGGGGCCCGTTCAATAAACTCGTTGACAGTTTTAATTGGATCAGGCTTCTCTACGTCAATGACACCCGTGGCAAACTCTCCGCTCTTGGGATCGTAGCCATAGGCAAACCTTTGGGCGTTAGCAGCCTCATCTACCCGTGCCTGTTGCTCAGGGGTTAGGTCTGGAAGGATAGGGACACGGGCTAGCCTTTGCTTGCCGTCTACGTCAACCTTCTCTAGTTTAGTCTTAATACCCTCAGGAGGACGCTCCCCCGAAAGATAGTAAGGTTTAATAAGTTCTTTGGGTTGTTCGGGATTAGGGGCAGACCCACCTTGGGGTGTGGGCTTTGGAACTGTCTTGGATTTAGATGGAGTTACATTAGGAGGGGGCGTATCACGTTGCTCTTTAGACGCATCAAAACCTACGTCTAGCCTGCCTGTAAGGGGATCGTATGAATACCTTAGAGCCAAGAGCCAATGTTCCTAATTATGTTTGAACTATACCAAGGACTTAACAGTCTTGGCTAGCCTACCTGCCAGTTGTATTAGAGAGCGAATAATAGTCAGGTTTACCTAAATTACGGATACGGGTCGCTTCTCTACGGGCCTTGAGGCTTTCCAGTGTATCAAAGTATCTTACAGCCTCGTCTCCGAAACCATCTGCATCAACCATCCCAATTGCATCTTCAGCCGTAGTGAGCATATCCCCTACACGCTGGTAATCCCCTTCAGGATCGTTAGGATCGAACCCTTTGTTCAAGATTTTTTCTGCGTCACGAAGTGTCTGAAGGCCTTGGTAATCTGCCGCACGGAACTTAGGAACATCTTTCCTAGCCGCTGCTTCTTCACGGGCTGCTAGAGAGCGTTCAAATCGTTCAGCCGCAGCCTCTTGTCCAGCCGCAGCCCTAGCGTCCCTAGCTGCCGCAGCTTCTTCAGCCATAGCCATACGAATATCAAACTGACGGTCCATGCGAGAGTTATCCGCTAGGCGATCCTCCATACGAGCCTGAACGTCCTGATTGCGGAGCATCTGATACTCTAGTTTCAGTTGTTCCATGGGGTCAACCTGCTGTTGCTCCATACCACTCAGTGTAGCCAACCCTGCCTGTCCTAGAGCTTGGAACGGATTGGAAGCATCTGACCCAAGGATGTTAAGACCCAGCATCATCAAACCCTCAGGAGAAAAGAGGGTATCCATGATGTTGTTCCCACCCCTTGTCACATTACCGCCTTGGGCGTAAGTCTGGGGTGTAGTTGAGTTGGGAATCTTCCCTCCTTCGGCGAAATAAAGGGCAACACCTAGGGGGTTAACAGGGGTGATGGGGGGAAGCGAGCCGATAGGGTCGCGGTTGGTTGAGTTGTTCAGTTTAACCGCACCACCCTTAGCGTAATTGTCCTGAGGACGGACCCCGCCAAAGGTTGCTGGTCTGACAACTGCATCCGTGGGCATCATACCCATACTGGCCTGAGGAGCCAGCCCTGAACCATTGGTCCTGACACCTGACTTGTATTGGTCAAGGAGATTGGCTACAGGATTGCCCCCACGGTCTGGCTGGACTTGCATGTCAGGGGATACTGCCCCTGCATTGTAGTTCAGGTTAGTGTCAGGGTAAGCCCCACGGAACGTAGCAAAACCAAATTTATCTATCTGTTGAGGACGAATGTTCTGGACATACTCAGAGTTGTTCCACGCTTCCTTGCTGCTATTGATGATGGATTCAAAAGGGTTGTTTCCCGGAGCGTAGAAACCCCCCGTAGTGTTCACAGGGGTAGGGGCCATATCCTTTACGGCAAAAATACCGGGCATAGCAGCATTGGCAGGCACACCCCGGTTAATCCGTTGCTCATTTCCAAAAGGGTTTTGGGTTGCCTGAACGACATCCGCACTTTCACCCATGGACCAAGAGTTCCCTACCCTACCTCCATAAGCAAAGCCCTTGACTTTACCACCCTTGGCGTATTTACCCTTGACCTTACCTCCACAGGCAAGTTCCATTGGGTTAGGGACACGGCCACCTGTAGCACTTCCCCACCCTTTGAAATAGGGAAGGTTGGTCACGAAGTTAGAGAGATTGGATGTGCCAAAAGAACCCATCCCTACACCACCGCCTACCCCGCTTCCTAGGCCTGCAAGGGCTGGAGCAAGGGCACTTGTAGCCCCGCCTGTAAGAGCGCCAGCCGCCATAGCCCTTAGGCCTAGGATGGACTGTAGCGGGCTCTGAGACTGCTTGGTAACAGTTGTGGAGTTAGACCCGATGGAACCGGGGGAGATGGCACCTGTGGCTAGTCCTAGGGCCTCTAGGTCACGGTAAGGTTCATCAGCAAGACGAAGGAAATCCTCACCCTTTAGGGCTAGGTCAATGTCACTACGTTGACGCTGTGTGCGTCCAATGCCTTCAAGGGCTGCTGCATCGGCCAGACCATAGGCCTGCTGTAGACCAGCAGTCTGTAGAGTCCTGCCTGCATTGTCGCTAAGACGATCCAGTTGCCCAAGGTATGTGGCAAGGGACTTGTCGTAGTTATCTTTCATACCCGTGTAGTAGGTATCCCCAATGTTCTTATTGAGGTTACGGGCTAGTTCTGATTCAAGGAGGGCTTGCCTTGAGCCACCAAAGGCGTTAGTCAGAGCAGCATTGGAAGAGATGTTCCTGAACCCACGGTCAGCATCTTCCTGCTGCTTTTCAATGGACCTATTGATAACCGTCTCTGTGAACGGATTCATATAGGCGTTAAGTTCATCCTGAGTGGGGGCACGGCCAGAACGTGCAAGGGCATCGAGTTGGGCGGCTACGCCAGCATCAAGGGTTTCCCTGCCAACACCGATGTTGTCACGAACCATCTGGAACGCAGCAAGTTCATCTGGTGTCAGTTCTGAGGCATAAGCAAACGGATTAGCCGCAAGGTCCGTATCGACAATGCCTTTTGCCTCAAGAGACAATTGGTCATAGAGACTTTGAAGCTGGGGTGTAACCGTAGGCTTCTGACTTGTTTTCTGAGTTGTCTTGCTGCTGCCCAACTTATTGATTTCCTTATATAATTTTAGGCGGCTTTAGCCTTGGGTTCATAGAAGAACGAAGTGCCGATACGCTTTAACCCCTTGAATCGGAAGATACGGTCATAGATGTTGAAGTCAGTATCGGGTCCAGCTATCACGTCGAAATAAAGAGGAACGCCTGAGGTATCCGTAATCTTCTTGAAGAACTCCATGAGAAGTCCAGATGCCTTTGAGCGACGATAGGCCGGATCAATGTAGAACAGAATGTTGTTCCACGTCTTCTCTGAAGTCCACCACATCTCAACTAGGGCAGCGATACCAATACCAACTACCTTTTCTTTTTCGTCATCAAAGAGAACAACCCCAATTGCTTCGCTTCCGTCAAGAAGACTTTTAAGTTTGTCTTCACAAACCTGACGATCCTTTGGAATAACATTGACAATTTCATCAAACTCCCGAATGGCTTCAATGTAATCACAGACCTGTTCTACGTTCTCTGAACTGAACCGTTGAAGAGTGATAGCCATATTTAAGCGATGCCTCCTGTGAAACGGCGCATAATTGAAGCGAGGTTAGTGACGTTAGGGGGTTCCTTGGGTGGGGCAATCTTCTGGTTCTTGTTTACGTCTTGCATGACCTTCCCTCCTGCCGCATACTTTCCCTTGACCTTACCACCCTTGAACAACTCTGCCATTGGGTTGCTCTGTTCTGTCTGCCCTGTTTTAGCCTTGCGAATTTCGTCTCTAACTTGATCGAGGATAGCAGCCCCAGCTTCATTATTACCGTCTCCAATAAGGCTTACGGTTTCTGCGTCAAAAACGTATTCCCCAGCACTAAGGGCGGCAGGGGCTTGTCCATCTATCAGTGCTGGCACATCGTCCTTTTGTCCAGTTCCGGGAGTTTCCTTGGATTTGCCTGCAAGCATTTTGAGAAGGGATTTTGGTTGGATCGGAGGCATTTGAAATTGAATATACCTAATAAATGTAAGGGTTTGCTAGGCCACGTATCGCCTAGTTAATCCTGTTGTTAAGTTTAAGGACATTGACAACTGTGGTAATAAAGTCACGGACCTTACCCGTATCCACTGTATTTCCTGCAATAGATGTCTGTGTCCGGGAGGCTGTAGTCTGTGGGTTGATAACGAACGGGGTGTTATTGTTGGAGAACAGGTTGTTAATGTTCTGTTCAAGGGACCGAACCACTGCATCCAGATAAGCACGGATAGCCTCAGGGGATGACACATCCTCGTTTGAAGGCTTGGGAAGGCGGATAGGGCCTCTGACATTAGGGTTGACCACTTTGTTTTCCCCTACCTTAGTCCGTCTGGCTTAATTCTGAGTCGGGTTTTGCCGATCTGGATGTTAGAACCAATACCGCTGACTGCATAAGACATTTGCATAATCCGTCCTCTTCCTCGCATGTAAAGGACATTCTTGTTGGACATGTTGAATGGCCCCTTAATAAATTCCTCTGCTGCATCGGGGTATTTCTTGAACGTGAAGTTAACTGTCACGGTCCCTGATTGGTTCTTGTAGTCAGGGATGTATTGGTCAACCAGCATCATGTTATCCCCTGATTCCACGTCAAATAGACCCGTTGTCAGGAACGCTGGAATCTCCTCGTTATCTGCATCTGTCCCTACTTCGTGGTAGAAGTTTGTAGAAGATACCCCAGTTGCAATTGGCCTATCGAAAACAGAAGCATCAATCCAAGTGGTGCGGGCCAGAATACCATCATACCACAGACCGTCTTGGTAGTTGTAGATAACATACCTGTCATTCTCAATTGCGTTACGGCTTGGGTAGAACCAGATAATCTCTGAAAACTCTGTGTTGACCCCACAATGGACTTTGTATTGCTGACTGTAGTTGATACCATCCCCATAGGTCTTGTTGAAGATATTATCGTAGACTGTACAATCAAGTTTCTGGACAGCACCGTTGTAAAGGAAGAAGCCAGCCGTAGACATCCAATAGACAACACCGTTAACGTCAACAGCACCCTGAGGACCAATCAAACCACAGTTGGCACCAGCCTTCTCAATCGAGAATACGAAGTCACCACCAATATAGTTCTGCCTGTAGACACCTGTATCGGTAAAGATAACCGTCTCTTGTTTCGACTGAATGGCACGGATAATCTCGTTACCATCCTGAAGCCTGAGTTCACCTGAGGCATTGGTCACAGCAGGGTTGAATGCTGTGTAATCCTCGTTACTTGACCACCGAACAAGAAGAGGGTCAAAGTCCCCAAGGTAAGCACTTGTGCCGTAGACACAAAGAATACGGGGAGGGTTGATAACTGCAATGGAGTTAGCTTGCGTCGGTGCGCCTGAGATTTGAGCCGCCCTGACGCCTGTGCCTAGGGTGCGATCCCAAAGGTAAATACCACCCCCACGGTAGTTGGCAATGAGGTCTTCACCCCACGTATCCAAGACCCAAGTACGAAGTTGAACATCGACACTCGTAACACCCACACCCCAGCCTGTGGAGCCTGTACCACCCCAAGGGCCACTACCCCAACCCCCGACTGCACCTGCGTCCACACGCCCTGTGGGGATAAGGAACTGTATTGTCGTATCACCTGTATTGGTGACCGTTGAGGTAGCCGTAGCCCCTGCGTCAATATCAAAGTTGGCCGAACCAACAGATGTAATGGCGTAAGAACCGTTAAGGACAATGCCATCCACGTTGACTGAAGTAATGGCTACGAAGTCCCCGGCAACAACTGTTGGACCACCGACAACAGAGACGCTGACAATATCGGACCCTGAGACAGTCGAGAAGACAGAGGTAGCGGCGAGGCTCACAACAACAGGGGTGATGTCTGTGAAGGTCTGCCCATTATAGATACTTAACTGTGAGTTGGACCCAACGGCAAACCACCTGTCACTTCTCAAGTCTACCCAAGACGTAGAGTCACGGGCTGTGCCTTCGTAAGTTGCACTCGTGGCTACGGTCTGCCATCCCCCTATCTTCTTGGGGTTGTCATGTTGAAAGCGCATCCATTGGCACGAGACATAGGTGCCCTCGGACTGATACGGAGAATCGTTCTTGTTGATCCCCGGCTTTACATTAATGACTTTAAGGAGGCCACTGCTTGTCACAGGTTAAGCCTCGCCTACGTGACCTTGCGGATAGGGATCAAGCCATAGGAAGCGGGGTTGCCTACGTCAATGCCAATGGGGTGGGTGTGGGAACCATCCGTGCTGATTGTATGAACGTGGCTTCCATTACCGCCAACAGATGTCGTGACATCCCCCGCTATGGGTGAGTTGTCTGCAAGTATTTGAGTGCCATCTCCAATATCGGAAATTTCAATAAGCGTTGTGTAAGTCTGGTGGGCGTGACTTGGAATCTGGCTAAGGGTAAGTGTCGTGGCTCCTGTGTTGCCCGTATGATTGTGACTACCTGCTGTGCCAATGGACACACTTGAACTTGTGCCGGGGTAGTTACCCACACTTGTCTGGGCTGTAATAACCTTGCCGTAAGCTGCACTCAGGGCTTCCCAACCGGCAGGAATGTTGCCCGTGGTTCCGGTCCAGAACATGACAGTTCCTTTCGGAACCACCCCTAGTTTACGAAACCGAACACCGTCTGTGTTGCAATAGAACTGTTCACCGGGGGCGCACGTTACCCCAGCCCCTGTCTTTGCCACGTTGTTGACAATAACCCAGTTAGAATTTGTAACCTTGGACCTGACTGCGTAATTCTTGGTGATGTTGTTAGGCGTCAAGACCGAAAGCTGCGTTGTGGGTGTCCCTTTGATGACAAGGGTTGCCGAGCGTGCTTGGTCCGTTACACCGTTGAGTGAAGTCAGGGTAACGTCACTTGACCCCGTAATGTCCACGGAAGTAATGGCATTGATCGCAGCGTCAATGAGGTCGAAGGTGTTATTCGTTATTGAAGCCCACCCCCCGGGGTAGTCGCCCTGCGCTGGCTTCTCGAAACGTGCATCAGGTGTAAATGTCGATACCAAAGTCTAGTTCTCCTGCTTAAGTGTATTGACGTTGATGTTCGGAGAATAAGGCCCGAGACCTTCATCCCTGCGAGCCCTACGTGCTTCATTGTTGATGCCGGTCATGCAATTGATGTATGATTGTTCGTGGTACTGCTTCAGTTCATTGTTACGGCTGAAGTCTGCCATCTCTGACATGGACGCATGGAACAAGGCATCGGGCATCCACTCTATGTAAGTATTGGACTGATTACCGGCACTCACACCTTGAGGTTTGACTACGTGCGTAACAGTAATGGGGTAATCAGCATCAGGAGTGGGGCTGAGAAGAAATGAAGACACGGAGTAATCTGCGTAGTATTTTGGATTACCCACAGATGTATTTGCGTAAGGCCAGTATTTTTCTGCATAGGATACCGTGTTTTTCTTTAGGTCTTGGAGTAGACCTGAGGACGTTGTGTAACGAATAGACATACCCAAACGGTATCCACTAGGCTTACTCACAAGGCGATTGCCCGTGGTGGCTGTAACAACCGTGGTGATATTGACGCCTGTGAAGTCCGTTTCCCTAAGGAGCCTATATTCAGCGTTGGCAATAGCTGTGGGGATGTAAGTCGCCGTCTCTTGAGAATCGTCCTCAAGGGCTTGGGTAATGGCACTTACCAGCGTATTATATGAAACGATACCGCCCATGTTCTCTATTCCCCATACCCAAACGGAGCCGACTGCCAGTTAAGTTGGTTGGGCCACGTAGTGACACCCGAGGCGGCAGAAGTCCCTGTTTGGATGATGTAATCTTGGTCCCACACTAGCACGGCCCCGTTTTCATCGGCTAGGTAATAGGGCTGGGTAATGATTTGGTTCTGGTCAGGGCGTGCCCACCTGAGGGCAATGGCGTCCTTGACATCTGCCGGGTAGTTCTGGGGATGCGCCACAAGGGAGTAGCCGTAGTCGTTACAATCGGAGCACACTTTCCAGTTCGTTCCCGGTTCAGTCTGTAGGGCTTTCCAAGGCTTCTTCCACCCACAACGGTCACACATGGCAACAGCCCACTTACCCGTGGCGTAGCCTTTATCCGGGCCTTGCCTAGAGCGTGTGAATTGCCAGTTACCAGAGTTAGTGTCGGAAGTCATCTTGGGTTAATACAGGGTCGCAAAACTCGAAGGGCGGACCACATAGGAGGTAAGTTCCCTGTCTTCCGAGAAAGCGATACGAAGTTGTTCCTCCCACTCTGCCTTGTAAAACATCATCCGGTCAGGTGGAATACCGGGCATCTTCTGTGACATGTAGAAAGCAAGACCCGCTGTGATGCACGGGATGTACCGCCTAGCCACGTCTGGATTCTGGAACATGGCTGTGATGTCGTCAGGGGCCTCTACAGCGTAGTAGACAATCTGCCTTGTCTGGGTGTCATCAGGGGTGGGCCAAATCTTCAAGGTCGTGTTGTCTTGGTTCTGTGTCGTGGTGTATTGGAGAGGGAACCCCGTCTGCTCCTTGGTCGCAATGTTCTGATAGTCTAGAAACGAGATACGTCCCATGGGAAGGTCACGGCCCGAGACACGGACCACAGGCCCCATGATGTCAAGGATACCGACAGAGAGGGTGTAATCACGAACACTTGGAACCACGTCTAGGGTCTTAAGTTCAAGGGTAAACAAGGGCTTACCCCTGTTCATCAAATCTTTGAGGACATAGTTAAGGCTTCTCATGCACGAGTCTATTTCCTCGGCAGAGTTGAACTTACCCCCAATACGTTCCATCGCCTCATTGATGATGTCGTCAATAGAGGGAATCCAAGATTTGCTGTTAGAGAAGCCGGGCACCTTTAGTCCCTATCTCCATCAATCTGGCTGTTAAGATACTCAACCTGAGCCTCTAAGTCTTTGATTTTTTTGTTTAGTTCCTGTTCTTTTTCGAGGGCTTTGGACAAGGCCACGGACAAGTTAAACTTCTCAAGGCCTGACTGGCCTTCCATCTCAAAGATAACGCGGGCTTCGTGTGTCATTTTCATGGGGTATATCTCCTATGTATTAGACAAGGGTAAAGGTGCGGGTTGTACCACCTTGCCTGAAATAAAGATTGGTCCCATCATACCACATGTCACCGTCCGTAGGGGACGCTACAGTCAAGCCCGGAACAAGGCGAAGGTGGGACGAAGTAGATGTGGAGGGTGAAATCGCGGTGAGCGTCCCTGTTGTGCCCGTGACGGCTGAGCCAACACCAATACCCGCAGAACTCCTGCGTAGCACTGTGGTACCCCCGATAACAGTGTTCAGGCGATTATTGGTTTTATCATAGAAATCGTAGTCGTTACCATCATACTCAAGAAGAGGGTTAAGTGAAGCAGCAGCAAAACTGAAACCACAGTTAGACCCGTTATTGTAGATGAACAAAGAGTTAGCCCCGCCAATGACGTAATTAAAGCGGTTCAGGCTTTTACTATAATCAGTGTAGTCTCCTGTATCGTAAGTAATCCTTTGACCACCTGAGCCACTGCCCGTGAGATTCAAGGCTGTATCAGTTACAGTGGCAAGGGATGAATCAAAGCCGTATTGGAATGAGCCAGTGAAAGCCCCTGCTGAAACGGTTTGAAGCTGAACACCTGCCGTAATGCGATACCCTTGGTTTGTTGCAAGGAATCCTCGATAAACGTGAGTGGTGTCGTTAGTAGATACATAGGCGCGAATGATAGCTTGAACGCCTGCCATACTTTCAGAATGGTCCCCGCCTACTGCGTTCTCGACAGCAAATTCATTGGACGCAATACCAATACCGTATTGGATAGCGCCCGCAGCAATGCCACTTACACCACGAGCGTTCCACCCAATCCGTCCGATAGCGTGGAAATCACCCGCTACAAGGTCTTTATATTGTGTGTCGAAATTGACGGCAGAGACGTTGTAAGCACCCGTGACGATACCACGGACAGCCATTGTAACTTTTTGGGCAATCGTTGTGTAGTTGGTTGTGTCATTATCAATATGCTGTGCAAAGAGAAGGTCACGGAAACCCCCTGAAGACACTGAAGACTGATTCTCCGCTTGTTCAAGAATCCAGTCAAAAGCACCTCTGCACTGGTAGTTTGTAAAGAACCCTTCTGTGCTTTCTCCGGGAGAATAGAAGGCCTCTGTGCTGACCGAAGCTGTAAGACCCGTGGGTTCAATGATCCCTTGGCGGGTGCGAAGGGGTGTCATATATACAATGTTACTTGTGCCTGCCTGTGCTTCAGCCTGTGTCGCGATAGGGAACCCTAGGAGGATGTTTCCTACTGTAGCTTGCTTGGTAATCCCACTCTGTTGAATAGGGATAATATCGTTCGTGCTGATAGAACTGGCGATAGGAAGTTGGGCAATAGAGCGGGTGGGTATGTTGGACATTTCTATGCGGCTCCGACTGCGCGAAGGTAATTTTGTAAATTTGTGTAAAGACTCGTTTGCGATGAAGCCACAAGGCCTGCACCCACTAGGCCAACCGCCATTTGCCCATTGAAGAAGAACCCTGCGGCTTTACCCATGGACAAGGTGTCACTTTCAATGGCTTCGCTGGCAGTCGTCCCTGCTGCCCCTACGAGAGCCCCGTTTTTGTAACCTTGGATAGCGTTAGAGGCTGTTCGGTTAGCAACAGAGAGGCCTGAGGCATCGGCAATAGTCCCCGGCTCTAGGGGTGCTGTGCAGGTGATACGGAACCGGAAGGAGTTACCTCCTGTACCACCCCTTGGGGTCAAGGTCGTCTTGAGGGTCGTATCCGTGCCAATAGCGCCCGTGGTCAAAGGGGTGGGTGTCCTGTTCCACACACCAATCATGGCACTGTTCTGTGTGAACTGGACTGCGTTTGTTGAGAAATTCCAAGTTGTCGCAAGATAGGACGAAGAACCGTTGCCTGTGTAACCCCTGTTGGCCTCAAACACAGGGCTGTTGGTTGGGGTAGGGGCAAAGGTGCTTGGGTTTTTCCAATTTAGCAAAGCAACACTTGTGTTCTCATTCGCTAGGACATAAAGAAGATCAAGACTGTTCCAAATACCCGTAGCCTTGAGACCCCTTACAAGATTATCCATAGTCACTTTGCGTTGAGTGCTGGGCTTAACCGAAGCTGTGTTAACTACGGCTACAGTGGACGTATCTAGTTCCCGATAGAGAAGAGGCCAGTTAAGTGGGAATTTGCCCGTGTTAAAGGATAGGCCCGTCCCTGTGGGACTTCCAAAGTAGGTGCCTGTGGCTCCACTGTTGAAGTAGACGGTCACAGGGATACTTCCCCCTTAACCGTAGAGAACTACACGAGCGTTACCCGCTGTACCAGTCTTAACAACCCGAATAGCCTTGGCGGGAGCATCAATGGGTGTGAGGGTAGACCCTGCTGTTGAGACAATGGCCTGAGTAAAGGCAGGGCCGTTATCCTCTAGGCGAATCTGGACTGTGACCCAATCGCCTGCTTCAAGGGATACCGAGTAAAGGGCTTCGTAAACATTGACAAAGCCTGTATCGAGGGGAACCCAGTTACCCGCACCTGCGGCGGTCTGGTTAAGAAGTTCTTTTACTGTGCGGGTAAATGAAAGTGACATGGTATTTAGTTAAACCTCTTTTGTTATTTTACGTGAATGGGTTAAATGTGTGCTAGCCGTAATAAAGGACTTTGGCGGGGGCGGCTGTCCCTTGTTTGTAAGCCCTGATGTAGCCTACGGCGGCATCGACAGTCGCCATTTCCGGGGCTGTAAATGGAGCGCCAATGTCGTACCAGATTGTCCCATCGTTTGACGCCTGTATCTGGATTGTGTCTGCTGATACAAGGGCAGTCACATGGACAATACCTTGGTATACGGGGGCTTGATATTCGGTCTGAATACGAAGGACATCCCCCGGACCTGAAACTTGGGTATCTAAAATAACTCGCTGTGTTTTAGTGTAACTAGCCATAGATTGTTACCGTCCCTATTGCTTTTGAACCTACTTTAACTGCCCTGATATATTGGATAAACAATCCCTTATATCTTCGTTTTTCTTCTGTTTTGAATTTATCCCCAAGGGTTGTCCAAGATTTGCCGTCTGTGCTTCCTTGGATAAGGATAAAATCTCTTGCCCCTACATTAGACACATCGACAAGGAACATGTAAGAAGGGTTCCACCCCTTGACATGAGGAATAGTATAGTGCTTGCTTACCCCTTCAGTCTTTTGATTCAGTAAGACATGGCGCACCTTTTTATCGTTGTCATAATCAAAATACCAAAGAATCTTGCGCCAGATGTTTACAAAGAAATATCGAACAGAATCAATCACTTAAGATTACCTTTATTCGTAATGACCCTTGATTGTGACCATACCTTGAATGATCTGCGAGGCCGTGGCCGTAGCAACAGGCATACGAAGGATGATCGTGAAGAAGCGGCCCGCGTGCGTGACCAGAGGTGCGTGAGAGAAGTCAGCCGTCACACGTTCAGCCTTGGCCCCGATGGGTGCAGCGACCGGAAGAGACTGCGCCCCGAGAGTCTTGCGGTAGATACCAGCCGTTGCTAGTGAAAGTGCGCTCTGGTTGTAACCACAGCCCCACACAAGCAAGGTTGGAGTTGTCGCCACAGCGGCACCCGTGTTCCACGTCTCGATGTCGATACCATTGACAACAAGAGTGTACGGTGCTGGAACTGTAAACCCAAATAGGGCGTAGTCAGTAGCCGCACCTGCTACAGCCGCAAACTGGAACAGGCCACCAAGCGTGGCTGCACCCGCCGCCGTGTTTGATAGCGTTGAAGATGCCGGGGCCGCAGAGTTTGTCCAAGTTTCAGCCTGTGCAAAGCTGACGGGCTGGATACCTGCCGAGTAGCCGTTGAGGGCCGCCGTGTCCTGCCACTGGCGGTTCATGTTGAGGTCAAGTGCAACAATATCAGTATTTGTTAGAATGAACACCGGAGCCGAGGCCACAAGTGCTGTGTTGTGTAGGCGTGCGAACAAGGGTAGACGGGAGTTCTGCCACAGACGGATTTGACCGAGGGGAAGAAGGATGCGCTCGTCAGCAAGGATCAGGCCAGTTTCCGTATCCTGAACAACGAAGCGCGCCTCGCTATCATCAATAATAATGTCGCATGTGTAATAGCTGGTGTTGCCCGTGCCGACGTTTACGCCCGAAAGCGCAACAGTAAGGTTCGAGCCTCCCTTTGCGACGACACCCTGAAGGACACCACCTGCCGTAATTTGGAAATAACAACCGTCTGTCGCTTCCGTGGTCTGGTTGGCAGGAAGGCCAAAGCCCCATTCAGCAACCGTGTTTGTTGGGATGGCTGGACGCAGACGGAACTTGGCCAGAAGTGGAGTGCGCTGCTGCTTGACGTAATACTGTAGGGTGCGGATCAAGGCTGCTGCTGCGTTTGCCGCTGACGCACCGTTGTTCAGGTTAAGGCCCGCAGCCGCAGTCTGAGCCTGTGTGAACGTGGTTGTGGCTACAACCCAGCGGTTAGTTGAGATGTTTGTGCCTTCGTAAGGTTCAGTCAAGAGAAGGTTGTTGAGTGCAAGCCCTTGCCCACCGAGGCGATCTGTACGGAACATACGCACGTTGTCGTCATTGAGGCCGCCTGTCGGAACAAAGAATTGGCTACCCTTAGCTACACCGTTAGCCTTGAAGATCGCGGCACCGTCATCATCGTAAAGACTTGTCTGGGCTGTGCCTGCTGCTGTGACTTTCAAGCCTTCTGAGGCGGGGTTATTTTGAATCTGTGCCATATATGTTCCTATCCAAGACTTAGTAGAATGTTGCGGTTTCCGGCCACTGGACCGGGGTAGGCGATGAAATTAAGACGTACCGTGCCGTCAACGGGACAAGTTGCGGACAAGATCAGTCCGTCCATGTCGTCCGCATCAGCATCGGCGGCGATAATTCTTTGCGTTGTTAGTGCAGAAGAAACTGTAATGTTGGCTGTTCCACCGGGGACACCCACGGAGCCAAGAGAAAGTACAGCCGTAATAAAAGCGACGTTTAAGGTTCTATCAGCCGCAAGGGAGCCTCCGCCACTTAAACCTGTTCCGGCAATAATAGACCTTGTTTCAGGGACAGCGCCGATAGAGGTAGCAGCCGGGAACGGGTGTACGTGGTCATAGCGGGAAACCTCGGTGCTGACACCGGGGGCTGCTGCTGGACCAAGTGGAAGGGCTGGGATGTCCGAAGGTGTGCCACCACCCCCTGAGATAGGGTAGAACCCCTTTACACCAGACCCGTCAGTACCGTAATACTCGGACACACCGGGGTTAATCTCGTCATTGACAAGTTGAAGGGGGGATACGGCTGTGCCGTCACCAGTAACGGACTTACCTGCCGTTGCAATGGTTTCTTTAGTAAGTGATCTTAAACCAAGACTGAGCACGGGTATCCTTTGAGTGTTTGGATAAAGAAAGAGGGACTATCTCTAGTCCCCCAATCTAACTTAGATTACCTAAGATTTGCTAGGTTACGAACCCGAGCTACCCACAAATCCGCGCCAGTCACCCCAGCCGAAGGCGTAACGCTCACGGGCCTTGTAGCGCATGTTGCCCGTGGTGAACTCACCTTCCATGGCCGTCTGGAGAGGCGTGCGCTGGAACATGATCGTGCCGAGCGGAACGTCCGTCTTGACGAACCAAGCATCGCTGTCAGTGAAGCGGGTGTTGGTATACGACCCACCGGGGAAGTATTTACCGCGCATGATAGCGTTGATCTGGTTCTGGTTGGTGACACCAGTGGTTGAGTTGGTGGCGTTAACCGTGGTGTATTCGGTCTGTAGAATCTGCATGGCCGTGAACTCATTCTCAGGGGCAACGTGCAGGCTCTTGACCTTTGCGTTGATGAGAATACCACGGTCATCCATCATACGGCGGACCAGCGTAACTGCATCCTGTAGGGCAGTTTCCGAAAGATCGGGGTTGCCTGTGATGATGTTGGTCTGGTTGATACCCTGCACCGTGGGGTGAGATGCCGAGAACAGAGGAACACCGTCACCACCAAGTCGCGTGGTGGAGAAGCCGAGGTTGAAGACGTTAGCAGCCTTGGTTTCCTTGGCAGCCGACATGGACCGGCCAAGCTGCTTTGCCTGCATCATCGCCTTGGACTCATACAGGTTATCTTCCATGGCCTCTTCGGTGATCTGGAAGCCAAGAGCAATGGTTTCCATGTCCCAACGAGCCGTGTAGGTTTCCTGCGCGTCGTCAAACTCAACAGCACTGCCTTCAGGCTTGGTCAGAGCGATACCAAAGCCGGTCTGCATAACCTGTTCTTCAAAGGCACGGACAGACTTTTCGATGTCAAACAGGGCTTTGTGTTCGCCAGAGTTCTCACCGTATGAAACACCGATAATGGCGTTCAGGCCGGGGACAAGCTGTTTGGCGATATTAGCGCGAGTAATAGTCACTTGTTATATATCTCCCTATATTTCTACTTAAGCCGCGCCACGTTCAAAGAGGTGCTTGGCAAGAATGACCTGAACACGGGTCTGTTCAACACCCCACGTATTCTGTAGATCACCCTGAGGTGTCGGAGCAGCGGACACACGACCAACCTGATTGTCGTAAGTTGGGATACCCGTGATGATGAACGCAGCGTTGGTAAGTGAAGTACCAGTGCCGAGAGACACAGCGGTATTTGCACGGCCCGAGTAGCTGGAACCAGTCGTGTTATCACCAAGCTGAGCGAAACCACCAAGAGCAGTTGCCGAGATTGAGGACAGAGCCGCAACTACGAAGTTCTGCTTGGGATCGTCATAAACGAGGGCAATGTTACCGTTCCACGTTACAGTGTTTAGACCGTCAATAATACCACCATCGGTTGACGTACCTGCGGGAATAAAGAGTGAGCGGGTAATTCGCTTAGTCGTGTTGTCGATCCACATGCCACCAGCGAACACACCAACGGGGTTGGAAGTGTTGAGGGCAGGCTGAAGGAAGCCGTTCGACACGCGAACAACCTGACCCGTGTAGAAGGCGACAGGCGTGTTGTTCTTTACACGATAGCGGTTAACCTGACCGGAATCGGCAGCGCCGAGGCGGTTAACAGGAGTAAGACCGGGCTTAAAGGTCATATTTTAATTCTTCTTCTCCAAGAAAAAAGGAGCAAAGGATACATCCCCCCTAGATACCCTCTCGACACGTTATGTCTGCCGACCGAGATTACCTAGGCTTCTGTTGCCTTTGCCCCTGATTGAAATAAGTTTAGGGGTAATTATGTACCGATACTTTTACTGATGGGCCTCTATGTGGACCCCTATACTTGAATTAATACACTAGAAACAAAATGTTACGCTAGTCTATGAATACTTGTTAGTTGGTCTAATCATCAATCTCGATACTGGAAGTTGAGTCCTTGGCAAAGGATACATTCTTTTGTTTGAAGGTGGAGTTGATCTTACCACCTACCTGTTCACCGAAAGAACGGCGCAGGTCATTAATCTGACGCCACGATTCGTTTTCAATCCACTGCCTACGTTCGTCCTGAAGTTCCAAGGTAATCTTGAACAAGGCTACATCGTTGATGACAACGTAGTCCTTGGTCTTACTGTCTGAACCCCTACCGAACAATTCAGAAATACCTTGAAACTCTAGGCTCTTGAGTTCAGCGTGGGTGACAGGTTCATACCCCTGTCGCTGGCGCTTGGAAATGTTCTTGAGGTCTACACCGTTGGTCTTTGGGTCTACGATACGAATCCACTTCAGGGCGTATCCATCTGCCTCAAACTGTTCCTCAACTTCGTTTGGAATGTCCAACTGACGGGGGGCTTCATAAGAGGCAAACCGGGGCTTGGTTTCCTTGTGAACAACTTTATTTGTGCTTGGGGTCTTCATTTTCATTCCTTTTGTCTTTTAGACTTCAATGGGTGCCCAGTTAGCGGCACTACCGCCTGTAGCCTTTTCCATCTGAACTTTGTTTTTCATATAGACCTTCAAATCTAGGCCCATCTTATCTGCCATCTCACGATCTGCCTTGGTTGCTACTACTTTGGTGTTGCCGTTGGCGTCACGGTAGACTTTTGTGGTCTGTTCTTTGGGCGGCACAGGAGAACCCTTTGCTTTCTTTTGTTCGGTCTTTTTAGGTTGAGAAACGCCTTGGACTGTATAGCCTGAACCGTCCAGAACAGAGTTCAGTTTACGTCCGAGAAGATCGTAGAACTCAGGCTTGGAAGGGTCTTTGCCTTGGTCAATCAGCATCTGTGACTGTGCTACAATCGTCATACGCACAGCTTCAGGAGCCGAGGCAATCCAAGCGTTTCGCTGGACAAACCTTTGAGCCTCAGGAGGCATTACATTGGTTTGTGTCTGTTCCTGCTGGCGGGGGGCTTGTTTCTTGGGAGAGGTCTTGGCTTCAATGTCTACATCTTCAAGCGCACTTTCAATGGCGAGTTCACGTAGCTGCTTCTTCTGGATTTCAAGAAGTAGATCGGTTTCAGATTCTGTGTCCCCGTCTGCTTTGGCTTGCTTGATCTGCGCCTTGAGAGTCTTTATTTCTCCGGCAATAGAATCCCGCTGGCTTTCAAGTGAAGTTTTGCGGAGATTTGATTGGGCTTTTTCTGATTCGGCAAGTTGGGCGAGGGCTGCGTCTCGCTCTCTCTGGACCTCTGCCAGTGCGCGGCGAACCGTTTCTGTCTCGTCGGACTGGTTTCGATCCAGTTTTCCGTTAGACTTGGAGCCTTTGTTCCGGGAGGTATCGTTATCTTCATCAACGGCTACTTCGTCTTCGGACTCGTCTTCGTCCTGTTCAACTTCATTGTCTTCTTCATCTTCATCGTCGGCTTGAACGTCAGGGGAGTCCCACTCGTCTTCATCCTCCCGCGCAAACCTTTCAGCTTTGTTCCCGGCGCTTTTGATATTTGTGCGGGTGTCGATGCCCTTGTCTGTGTCATTCTTGCCCTTTACTTCCTTGTTAAACTTTTCGTTTGTGATCTGAAGTTCTTTTGTCAGTTCGTCAAGATCATCTAGTGAGATTTCGTTCCAAGCCATGTTTACTCTTCCTTTTTACTTATCAAATACGATAGTGGAATAGTTTGCGTCAATGTCTTTTGGGTCGGCAATTTTACCGAGAAGAAAGGTATCCTTCATAAGAACCATCTTAACGCCCTTGTATTTGATCTTTTGCCCTGCATTGCGGGGAAACAAAATCCAGTCACCTTCCTTGGCCCATTGACCTTTGAAGTAGCCGTGAGGGAAGTAGGCCCCATCTGAAGGCTTTACGTTGGGATCACGAAAAGCAAGATTACCTACCTTTACAAGTTGACCTACGTTCTGTAGATAGTGTCGGTCATGGTCTACCTGATCGGGTAGGTAGATGACACCCCCGCCCGCAACCTTGTGATTCTTGGGGGGCTGGTAGGGACGGATAAGAACATTGTCAGCAAAGACCTCAAAATCTTTTAGGTCTGGGGTAGGGACTGTCTCTAGGTCATCCCACTCGTTAATGGCTTCGTTGTCAGGTTCCCGGTAAAGAGGCATTGAAGTCACGTTGTTACTTTCTCTCCATGTGATCTAGGTCACTATCGTAATCATCGTCCAGATTACGTTCCTTGAGTTGCTCTCCAAGACCTGTAATTGTCCTGAAGAGGCCCGTGACCTTTGCTCGCTGAGTTGCGAGAAGGGCGTCATCCTTGACTTGGGACAAGGCCACAAGTTCGGTGACGTATTCTTTTAGAAGCCGTGAGAAAACCCAACCGTTCGTCTGATCTAACGCCGATGAAGGTAACTTTGGAAGATGGTCGATAAGAGGTTGAATTACGCCGGATGGAAGTTTCGTCACGGTAATGTGACTTTTAACTAGTCTTTACGGGACTTTGCCACTTTCTCTTTATCGACTTCGATCTTCTTGTTCTGAAGCACAAAGTCTTTGAGTTGTGACAATTGGGAAATGTCTACCTTGGACTCTGCCTCTGCCGCGCGATTTTGTTCTCGCGTGATTCCGATTACCTTCTCGACCAAATCCATCAATTGGTCAAACTTCTCGGCTTTACCTTCCCGTTCCTCACGGGCTGCCTTGACCTTTGCTTCCATGAGGACCGCATCTGCCACCTTGTTTTCGGGGGTATCCTGCGACTTAGCCAGTTCAGACATTTTGGCAAGTTGCTGGGCTGCCTGAGCCTGAAGCATCTCGTTTGTCTGGCCGTCTGTGGCTGCACCTGTGACCATAGCCCCGATCTTCTCTTGGAACGACATGATCATATGTTCACGAATGTTAGAAACGATCTGGGGCTGGAACTGGGTCATCATCTTTGAGCCGCCCTGATCTGGGTCATTGAGCCACGCCTGCTTGAACATGACGTGGGCCTGATGATCCTGACCGGGGAAGGCTTTAATAGGCTTGCCGTCCAGCATGGCCTTGATGTCCGAAAGAGGATCAAGGGGTTGTGCCTCTTCTTCAGGAAGGAAGATAGCATCTTCGTCTTCTTGTGGGTCGAGTTCAAGCATGTAACCCTTTAGAAGATAAGGGAAATTTACAGCAAGTTCAGGGGCAATGCCCTTGGCTTGGATGGCTGCGTCCATCTTTGCGTTGGCAAGGGCAATGCGATGGGCTTGGCTGGATACGTTAGGGTCCGAGACGGGGCAAATATCAACCGTCTTTGGGTCGTAATCTGTCCGGTAAACCTGCCCACCTTCAGAATTGTCTTTTACATCAAAGGGATACTCGGCTTCATCATCCATGAACTGATAGTTAAGACGGGCAATAATCTTGAGTTCCTTGGACTGTGCCTTGTGGAACCGCTTGTAGATAGCCGCATACATCTTCCCGGCTGCATCCAGAAGCGCCATAGTCGTCCCTACAGGGCCGTAATTGGTGGAGCCTTGCAGGACTTGATCTGTAGCGTTGGCAAACTCAGCGCCCCGTCCATCAAGGTATTGAAGCATGGCCTGAACCACAGGGGAGGGGTCTTTGAACTGGTGCGGCATGAGGACATCCCGAATGGATTCCCCCGGCGCAATCTCCACGTCCCTGAACTCACCGTTTTGGAACGTCTCTGTGGCCCCTGTAATACGCGGCCCCTTTTTCTTGAACCCGCCCTGAAGGAGGGAGAATTGGGCACTGTCCACAAGGGCACGGGTCAGGGATGTCAGAACAAGCTGAACATTCCCGAGAATGTGGATAAGACCAAAGTCGTAGAAACCGAAAGAAGGGATATACCCATATTTGACAAAGTATTCTTCACGTTTCTTTTCAACACTATCGTCTTCGGCCCAACCACGGCGGATGGACAGAACCTTGGCTGAATTGCTGTCTACCGTGATGATGAACGGGACTTTGCGTCCAAATTCGTCCCTGAGTTCTGGTTTGTTCTTGAAATCGTAATAACAGTAATGTTCATAAACAAGGAACCCTTCACCCGTAGTTCCCGTCTGAACACCAATAATCTTGTTGAACTCTTCAGCAAATTTCCCTAGGTCAATGGTGTATGGGACAAGGGCGTTGACCCCACTGTTACCTTCCCCAGTGTTCCCTGAGTAAGCGCCTGTAACAGCATCGTCCTTGTCCAGAATCTCGTAATCCTTGTAGAACCCACTTTCAATCCGGTTCTTCAGGGTTCGTTCCGAGATGGGGTCAAGGAATGTGTACCTCTCTGCGTTCTCTAGGTCGGTAGCGTTGTTACTGACGACGAACTGATTAGCCGGAACAAAGATGTCCACGGGACGTTTCTTCTCAGGGTCAGACCAGATTTTCTTGAACCCAGACCCAAAGATAGACGCATACAAATAGTTCTTTTCAGAGTCCGGGTAGAACTCTGTCATTTGCTCTGTGAGTTGGTAGTTAAGATGTTGCTTGACCCTGCCAGCCCTTTTGATCTTCTCTTCTGTCTTGAGGCCCCAGATACGCACCTGAGCGGGTCCATTGGCAGGAAGGAGTTCTGTGGACGCCTTGGACTGGAACTTGACGGCAGTCTCTAGGATAAGAGGGTGGGTGGCTGTGCATCCACCTTGGGTCGAGGCAATGTCTACAGCCTCAAGGTTAAGGCCTAGAAGTTTAAGACCTGTGATAGCGTGCTGAACCCAAGTCTGCCTTGAGTCCTCGTCATCCTTTACGTGTTCAATGATACGTTTACCGATAAGGGTTAGTTCATCCTCATCGAAATAAGGGGTCAGGTTAGCGTAGTGTCCTTGGGCTGAATAAGGGTCATCGCCCTCTTCTTCATCTTCCTCCTCACCTTCTTCGTCTTCATCCTCCAGTTCAAATTCGTCCAGTTCCACCTCTTCGGCAGGGGTGGTGTCCATGGATGGATTGTCGGGGGTGTAAGCGTTATTGTTTCGGAAAGCTACCATAGGTTTTGTTTTACGCGAGGGGGGTCTGTCTTTGCTAGATTACTCGTATGTACGAGGGGAGGGGGGGAAGCGGAACGGGGGGGTGGGGAGCAGCCCTAGGCGCAGTCCCTAGGTGTTGTTAAGATTTACGAAAGAAGAGAATCATATATGCCCTAGGCTGTTAGGCAAGATGTGTGACAAGGATCACACTTTGACTGTACCTAGGAGAGAATGAATAGTTTATAATTTATTCATTCCTTACTATTTATTATTCACTTAGGCTACTTCCTTATTCCAAGGACTGGCTTCTCTAGACACCAGCCTTATTGATCTAAGATATTTATTAAGGGTATGTATGTTATAATAATTCAGTTAGGATGGACTTGCCCTTGGACATCCACCGACAAGGTATCACTTGTCTCTAGAAGTGATCCAACCCGGTGATAGAGGGCGCAGTTACCGGAGCAATCACTTGGCACAGCCATCCTTCCCGTGAACATTTGCACGAATTAGACCCAACTTCGCTACTTTTACATCTGACTTACATACCCAAAATACCCCTAGTGAACAGTGTTCACCTACCTTAAGTCCTTGGTAGTTAAGTGTAATATATTGTAACAATTTGTGATCTCATGTATCTAAGGTAGAAGTTGCACGAAATGGACTCGGGAGTCCAATTAAGCCCATTTCTTAGCACTTGTATTTTTAGAATAGTGTGTTATATAGAAACTGTATCTGCGGCGGCGCTGAAGGTAGCGCTACACCCCACCACGGTTGAATGGGGCGATGTTCTTAAATAGGCCCCGCTCACGGCTGTAAGCCAATTGTTTGGCGAGAAGGTCAAGGAGTCTAGCCGGTATCAAGCCCGGCCCGCAGATACACCTATTTTGCGAGTGTATCTCAACGGCTAGAGCGTCGGTCTCCAAAACCGAAGACAAGGGTTCGACTCCCTTCTCTCGTGCCATTTTATTTCCCCCTAACTAGCCCTTGACAGCCCCTAGGGCGTAACCTAAGTGTTCAGACATGACCCTAGACCTTATCTGGACTCACGTCCCATCCCCGTTGAAGGCTATCTTTGTCCTTCTCTTTGCGACTGTGATTGCCCCTCTCATGGGGGTTCTCATGTTCCTGAGCATGATCCTGTTTAGTTGGTTTGTTCCCTACAGGTTCAGGGCTGACAGGTATTATCGAACAAGGCGTATGGACACGCTTGTCTTCGTAGCCCGGACCTATACAGTTATCCTAGGGCTGCTCCTCGTGCTGATGGTATTCCGCTAGGCCTTAAGGCTCTCGGTCAGCTGGCCCCAGATGGTTGAGGGCTTATTGGCCTTGTAGACGTTCTCGTCTTCAGCCTCAGTTTCACTGGTCCACTTATCCGAGGCCATCTCCAACGTATCCCGAAGGTAAAGGATAGCCATGACCATGGAGTCCATAAGGTCATCGTGGCTGTAGTTAGGGAACGCAAAGCACTCATTCAATAACTCAACTGAGAAGTCCAACTTTGGAACATGGATACGTCCTGTCCCAAGGATGGGGGTGACGGAGTGTGCCCGTGTGATCTTGTCAGTTGTGGGGTTATACCCGTGTACGGGCCATCCCCGTCGCATCAACTCTTGGATAACCATGATACCAGACGCCTTGTTTTCGACAACAAACACATCTGGATCATAGACATCCCTGATTTCTTCAATCTCGTTGAACAAATCCATGAATGACCACCTACCGTGCTTGGCATCAAGCAATATCATGTGGTTAACGGTAATCTCTCTACCTACGTTCACACCAAACTTGATGGTTTCCCTTCTCTTGAACACACCCCACACAGTAAACGCCGAGAAGTCCGCAGATTGCTTTTCAGAGTAGGCAGGATCAAGGGACACCATAATGAAATCAATAGGGTGCGGGGGTTCGGAGTGTTGCCATATCTTGAACATGGACTTCTTGAAGATGTTACCCTCCTCAATCACCGGGGTCTGAGCATAAAGGGCTGCCCATTCCTCAGGACTTGAAGACCGTTTAATTTCTTCATACTCCTCCAACTCCTTTGTCCCCGGCCAGTAGATGGACCCAACCTCAAGGTCAAGCATCTTTGCTGCCTTCTCATCGAGAATAGCCGGGATGGAGATAACCTCCCACGGTCTAAGGGACCCCTTCACAGGCTTCTCTAGGGTGCCGTCAAGGGTCTGGAGATACCCAAGGAGGTCCGAGACGTGCCACCTAGTCCCAATCATCAACTCAGAACCTTGTTTCCACAGACGGGAGCGATACATACCGACATAAGATTTGCATATCTTTTCCCGTTCTGTCTTGCTCTTGGCTGCGTGGTCAGCCATCATGTCATCCCCAATCAGGATGTTTGCACCACGACCAGCGACCTTACCGTCCACACCCGCACAGAAGTAGACCCCGCCCTTGGTTGTCTCCCACCTCTTTGCAGAACGGCTATCCTTCTTAAGGCATGTGCCCGGAAAGATTTGTTGATATTCATAGGTGGCAATAAGGTCACGGATAGGGCGACCAGACACGTCCTCAATCAACGACTGCGTGTGGGATACGTGAAGCACCTTCCAGTTGGGGTGTCTGCCAAAGACCCATGCGACAAACAGGTTAGAAAGTTGTGTCTTCATAGAACGAGGAGGAAGGGAAATTTGTTTACGCCTAGCCTTTCCCCCTTCCATGGAGTTCACAATCCCTTGCAGTTCCGAACAAAGAAGCCTGATATGGGGGCCATCCTCGTAGTCCTGTCCCAGAATAAATGGGCTAAGTATCTGAACAAAGACGTAAAAGTTGTTTACAGCCCTCTTGTTGTTCAAATCCGTGATGATGTCCAAGGCCCGCTTGCGTTCATCAAACGTCATGGACGGCATGTTCAACTTGATGTGTTCAAGTGTGCTAAGATACTCTTGCTCCAAGGCATCATTCATAGATTATGTTCTTCCGGCTGGACCTAGGGCTGCTCCAAGGGCTGCGCCCGTGCCCAAAGACGTGTGGTTCATAAGTGGATCATAAGACCCCTTTACGACCTTTTTATAAATCAAATTTAATTAAGTTTTAAGCCCGCTATCTTCAGGTGCTTGTTAAGGTCATCGTCCACAGTGGCGATAGTTGCGTCTGAAACAACAGACCCATCCTTTATCTCCCCGGCCACATTGCCTGCCTTGCCTACATTGTGGAGTTCCCTTAGCTGCCCATGTTCCATGGGGGTCAGACCCTTTACCTTGGAAGGTGAGAACATACCAATAGCCGTGCCGAGGTGTTGGGCTGCTTCATTGGCTTCCTTGTATTTGCCATCAGCCATGGAAGCGTTGAACGCATCCTTGAACATCCCGATAATCTCATAGCGATCAATACCTTCCGCTTCCAGTTTGCGAAGAGTGGTCAGCACAATGGCTTCCTTGACCTCAGGCTTTTGGAGATACTGGTAGGGAAGCTGCCTCAGGGATTCCCCCTTGGCTGTAGACCCGATACGGATAGCCAGTTCTGACAGGGTGTCCCAGTCCTTCTTCACATATTCCGTGACGAACCGTTGCTGCATGGGGGTAAGGGCGACATAAATCTCAGCCAACCTTGTAGCCCGCTTCTTTTGTTCCTCATATTTCTTGGAACGGCGGCTTTGCATAGGCCCCTTGACCTTGGCCTCAGTTTCATCCTCAGACTTGAACGTCTCGAACAGGGCATTGATGTCAAGACCAACTGCCGAGATGATGTCCTCGTCAGAGGGAAGGGGGGTCGAATCGGGGTCTTCTGAAGGGGGAAAATTGACTTTCTTAGGCATGGTAGGGAATATACGTTTACCTACGTAGGTCTTTGCAACATTACTCCGCATACGCTACGTAACCGCCTGAGCTTTCCCTAGGGGTGTCATCTGTAAACAGGCCCACCCCCATTTATATGCCAGAGCACCCCTACCCCCCTGTTTTCTTAGATATATTTTACTATTTTTTCTAAGGGGTTAAGAAACAATCCTATACTAAGCCCCCATCCCTCTCTTCTTCCCCATCGCCCCTTGTCCAAAGGCATCCCCACCACCCTCCCGCCTATGACTATAGTCCTATCTGTTCCCCTTATGTACCCATTAGCCGGGGTCACTTGGGTATGGGCCTAGGGCCTATCGCCTCTGTACGGCTCTCCTATGCTGTCCTTATATTCCTATTGCCTAGGACGTATGGCTTAGGTAATAATACCTATATTGTGAATTATCGTAAGACAATAATTTTCTGTAACTAAAAGTAAAGGACATGACTGATCAAACCGTAATTCTGCACAATGACGTGACTGACGCTAGGTTTAAGTTCAAATTAGAGCCTTGGTCCCTTCGCCAGTTAGAAGAGGTCATGCAAAGGGACTTGCAGATGTGCCACACCGAAGATGAGCGGATTATGTGCAGAGCTATTTGCGGTAGAGAAATTCGGAAATACGCTGAACAATTCGCCCGCAATCGTAAATTGACGCCCGGTGAGATTGCCATTGCGTCAAAATACGGTTATCGTTAATCACCAAGATGACTCTAGGTTAGCTCTAGGTTTATCCTAGGGCCTTCCTAGGTTCAACAGTACCCAAGAAAGAGAGGGATTAAGCACATGATTAGCGTTTATCTGGATTCAGTCCGGGAACAAGGCCCAAGGGATCGCTTCGGCGCGTCATCTTGGGTCATCGGAGAGGCTTCTAACCTTGTCTTTACAGGCACACCTAGTGAGGCGGCGCTGTACCTAGAGCGGGATATTCCTGTCGGAACTTCCGTTTGTATACACCATAAAAATGGCTTGCGCTCTTGCATGAACAAGCCTAGTCTTTGGGCTTGGGTCCAATCACTTTAACAAATCTGAAAAGGTGACTAGCATGTCAAACTCCGATTGGAATTGCCACGAACGCGCTACAGATAACAGGGGCAAGCCTATTCCCGCGCTGGAACGATCCGCCAATGGCAATTACCTTTGCAATTCATGGGTGGCCGTATGCCGTAAGACAGGAAAGCCAGTCTATGAAACATCTAACATGACGTTGGCTGAAGGCATCAATCAAAACCGATATGAAGTGCTAACGGCGCTTCAATGGCTACAACACTTCAACGCAAGTGTGAGAGGATAACACGCTATGACACTTTCAATCGACGTGAAGGGTTGGCATATCTGGCAAAACACCCAAGGCCGGATCATGTGTAACGGACCAGACCTAGAGAATCGTTTGCTTGACTTTAAGACCTTTGACGATGCCGTAAATTGGCTTTTCATTTCGGGTCACAAAGAACAAGCTAGGGCGCTCAATGTGCATGTAGAGCAGGAATACCCCGGCACGCCCAAGGCAAAGGAAACTCTTGCTATCCTTGCTTTCATCGACACTCTGGCAACCTTGGAGGCCTAACCCATGGCACGCTTTGAACTGACGGGCTCCGGTATCAGTGATGCGACTCACAAGCCCGAAACCTTGCTTGAGACTGCCAAGCGTCTTGGCTTGCGTAACCCCCGGCTCGCCTATCATATGGGCTGGTCGAATCAGCCGATGACGGTTAGATTCAGTGCGCCTAACTGGGATACTGCGGACAAGCAGGCCGAAAAAGTTAGGGCCGCGTTTTACCCTGAATCTCTTGAGGGCCGCTTGTGCCCCATGATTCGCGCCTATCCTGCCCACAAACTAACATAGGAATAACCCGTCACATGCTGGAACGTAACACCACGCCCGAAACACCCGCCCCAAGTCGTTTGGAATCTCTGGAATCTTGTATGGACTTGGGGCCACGCCTAAGGTATATGTCACGCCTTGACGTGTTTCTGTTTGAAACTGGTGTATCCCTAGGCGATAGCTGGGCCTTGACCCTCACTCACCTTAACAACGGCTGGGAATAGTCTGTGGCCTTTATTCTTGAGATTCGCTGCGAGCGCGGCTATCTGGTCCGCAAGGTGTTCCCTGTGTCTTACAGCGGTGCGCTTGAAATGGGACGCCCTTGGGAGGCAAAAGGATACACATGCACCATAAAAGCTCTTGATTGGTGATTAGGTTTCGGCTCATTCCTGACTAGCCCTAGGCTAACGTCTAGGGCCTCTCTGGACTGATCTAAGAAATGGAATCCAAACATGCTAGAGCGTCAAGCCAAGCGCCGCGCCCTTTGGGCCGTGCATCCGCCTTTGGTGCGTGTAAACATGCGCCAGTTTAAGACCAAGTTTAAGATAACGTCTGATAACGTATGGGTGTCTGAGATTGTGGTGGCAACAAAGGGTAAATTCCTTTGCACTAACCCGGCCCTTGTTGACGCCTTGTGCGATGCCAACGTCTTTTATACCTTGACGGGCAAAGAATCGGTGATAACGTCCTAACTCTGTATCTCCAAGAGGTGAACCAAGCATGAGCAACTATGTCAGCCCGATCTTTGAAGCCCTAAAAGGTCAGCCCGTTTACGACGAGCGGGACGCGGAAACCCTTAACACATCCTCTGGCCATCACTGGCTCAAGCCGGAAACCAAGCGTTTCTTTGGCTCTCGTGTCAGTTCCACCTTTTACCCCTGTTTCGATAAGCGTGTGTCCTATTTCGTGACAAGCGAGTACACGAGTTTTGGTAAGCAGGGGCGGGCCTATTCCGTGCGCCAGATTAATTGGGATACAGGCGCAGTCGATACGGTCGGAGAGTTCCTAGCTTATCGGTCTTACACTGGCGCACACCGCAAGGCTAAATCCCTTGTTCTTAACCCCTACGCTGCTAACGCGGCTTAATCCATCAAAAGAGGTGAACCATGGCTGACAATTCAAACGCCGAGGGCAACGCCCGAGCATGGTATGAGTCCATCTGTGAGATGGTGGAAGCCCTAAAATCATGTGAAAAGATGGAGCAGGACGCTTGTCGGGATGACGCCCGCGACATTATCACAGAATCCGTCCTGAGCGTTGAGGTTCGCTCTGGCTGGTACATGCCGGGGCAGACGCCCAAGCCTGAGGAATACTCCATCCTACTCACCACGGGAGGGCCTGCCCTTCGCCTCATTGGTGATTTGGACGAGTACGGCCAGCCGGAGACGGCCCGTCTTGAATATCAGGATTGGGGAACACCTTGGACAGAGTATAATCCCGGCCACCATAACGATACATTCAAACCGGACGATTATGACGCCTATGATTCAACGCTTCTAGCGTTCGTATCCTGTTTCTACTATGGTGAGTAGCACGAAACATAGGTTCTTCGCAGACTAGATGTCTGCCCGTTCGCTTTGCTCACTTTTGGGGATTTAACATTATGGCCACCATCGTTTCCCGTTTGGACTCAAATAAGATTCTTTGGCAAGACAGCGCCCGCGAAAATCTGTCTGAGGCCGATCTGTCTAAGGCCAATCTGTCTGAGGCCGATCTGTCTAAGGCCAATCTGTCTTGGGCCAATCTGTCTGAGGCCGATCTGTCTGGGGCCAATCTGTCTGAGGCCAATCTGTCTGAGGCCAAAATCCTAGACCAGTTTAGAAAAGAAGTAACGATTTCGCACCTTATCACTCAAATTGACAGAAAGAACGATAGATATCGTTTCCACGCCTTCAAGCTCACCTGTGGAGGTATCTTGATTAAAGCTGGATGCCGCACGTTCAACACCACGGACGCCTACAGGGACCATGTGCAACGGGAGTACTCTGGCACAACCAAGGCCGCTGAAACCCTCGCTATTCTCTCTTTCATTGATACAGTCTCGGAGATTTAACAAGCCATGGCTAAGATGTCTGATTACGTCCTTGCACTCATGGAGGAGGGGGCAACTGCACGGATAGACGGAGAGCGTCCTAGTGCCAATCCGTATGTACCTCTTTCGGAGCCTCATAGGCTATGGCTAAAGGGGTATAACCTTAGCGCCATGGATGAACCGTCAGACTTTCCCGGAACCGTAGCAGGATAAGCGTTGCTTTAACGCTGTTATAGAAGCGGAGCTTCGCTCCTGTAGCGCAGATATGGAGGAATAAACGAACATGCTTTTTCAACAACATAACGTAAAAGATAATTATGGAGACACAACGCCAGAAAGGGAGAGCAATTTCCGTGAAATGCGGGCCGGAATCTTCGCCCCCTTTGAAATTGTGCTACACCCCTTGAAAGAGCGCGAAAGCAGGGTCATTCCTTACACCGATAGACCGCGTAACGGAAAAGAAATGTCTTGGAGCAAGGGAACTTGTTACCGCGCACACTCCCTATCCATTGGCGTTACACGCTACCACTCGGGAGAAATCATGTCATATGTCCTCTTGGTGGACAATGGTTCGGGACGTAGTGTAATAAAGATTCCAGCGGCTATTGCCGAGACAATTATCGACACTCCAAGCGAAATTAATCAGTTTCGTGCGTTGTACTCACTTTACCAAATGTCTAGCGAAGCATTTGACCAAGGTGTATCTGAAACACGCAGGACTTATTCAAAAGCCTTCCTTGAAAAGAGGTTAAAGAAACGGACTAAGAACGGTTTTGTGCGTGTTGACGTGTTGGCTGAGTATGCTTCAACTGGCGTTTAGCCTAGCGTGCAAGCGTCCCCCTGTCTTTCGGGCGCGCATAGCGGCGATCCTTTGCGACAAGCGAGGGCGGATAATTTCTGTGGGATTCAACAGATACAAGACACATCCCCTTGCTAAGAAATATAACCCCCTTTCTGGCTACCTTCACGCTGAGATGGATGCTATTCTTGGGGCCATGCGGATAGCCGGAGCGCAGCGAGGGCGGGGTGAGCGAAGCGAACTGGGGTTTGAGGACTGGGGAAAAGCGACACTTTATGTGGCTAGAGCCAAGAGGGAAGCTAAGGGAGAGGCCTATCACATGGGTAACGCCTGTCCATGCCCCGGCTGCGCTAGACTTATCAAGGACGTTGGGATAACGTCTGTCATTCACACCTAACACAACGGAGCTTAGATATGTCACTGACAATTCTGGACGTTACAGACGCTCTTAGTGGTAACATTTTAATTGTGGCAAGTTACGCAACTTGTTGGAAGTCCATGCAGTACAAACCTATTTCTGGAACGTATACAATCTATAAAGATGGTGAAATAATCGCCCGTACAAATGACATGGAAAACGCTGTAACTACCTATAACACAACGGAGATTTAGGTCTATGGATAGCAGGAGCGCCGCGAGTGCGGAACAGGCAAAACAGTCGGAGACTGTAACATCCCTTCGGGACTATACGCCTGTAAGCTGGCAAGTATTCGCTTCCCGTCACTGGGGCAGTAACTGGGTTCTTGGTCGCAAGACAGAGAAGGCCATTAAACGCTACAGCAAATGGGATGAATCGTCCCAGACGTACAAGCCACCGCGCTTTGTGCCAAGGTATGAATACAACCACGTCCGGGAACTGTGGTGGAGTGAGGTCTACAAGGCTCAAAGCATTGAGATAAAGCGTCTTAACGACCTATTGTCTATCTCTGACACAGCCCCGTTGCTGGAGACTATCGAGGAATTGAAAGCTGAAATAGGTAGTTTAATAGGGGAACTGGAAGACCTTAGGAGCGATGTGAGCAACGCGAACGCCGAAGGCATCGCGAGTAAGGATAGCGAGAAGGAACTTCGAGCGGATATACCTTTTGTTCTTTCGGCTCTGTATCAAGGCAAGCCTCAGGAAGCTATCTTACTTCTTGAACGGATTAAGTGATAGCAGCCCGGAAGGGGTGCGGTATAGCACCGTTAGGTGCGTTAACGAACGGAGTGAGTTATGGACACTAAACAGCAAACCCACACGCCGGGGCCTTGGGTTTATGAATGGTGCAACGGTGCTTATTCAGACGGCATAGTCACTTCTCAGAGCAACTCTATCGCCATTGTTATGGGTGGCAATTACGGAGAGTGGAGAGACGCGCCTGATAATGGTGACGCTGAGTTTGAAGCCAATGCCCGCCTGATCGCAGCGGCCCCGGAGTTGCTGGAAGCGTGCAAGAACCTTGTGGGTCATGCTGACTGGGTGGCACTGAATTTCCGCATTGACTACGCCCACCTAGACGAAGCCCGCGCCGCCATCGCGAAAGCGGAAGGAGGCTAACTGTGCCCTACCCAGATGGATACACACGCCATGGCGCGCCAGACGAAGGCCGTGGCCCTTCTGATCTGCCCGAGGATCACCCATTCCGGGATTGGTCCGAAGGAGAACTATCCAAACTTGTCAAGGCCCTTGAGGCCACACGCCACGGCATCCTAGCCCTTAACGTAAACGTAATGGGTGTCACGGACAGTGACATAAGGGGACACCTAGGAGGTTATCTTGTCGAGATGATGGACTATCTGGACGTTCTGGATAGCAGACTGACTGAAGCCTTTGAATCCTTTGGAGACTAACCCAATGACTGCCTGACTAAGGTTGTTTCAGGTCTGTAACCTTCTGTGATAACCTCAGGCCGAAAACCCACCTTAGCTTCCCCCTGTAACCTATTGATTTTAAGGAACGAACACGAATTATGTCTACTGTTACCCATCCACCCCTTGAAATGCCTTTTCAAGCTCCCTACCTACCTTCCAAGGGCTCCAGTCATAGGGAGCAAGCCATGGCGAGCTTGGGAACAGTCCTAATTAAATTACAATAACAATGTAATAATTAAAATTATATTACCTTCTCGCCTAGGTTGATACAGTCCTTGGATGTGGACTATGTGGGGGAGTCTAAGTTGGATTAACTTCTCTTCTTTCGTAAAACACATCGTTAGATGTGTGTCTTGGATGCTCCCGCAGACTGTACCGTAGAACTGCACTTAACCCTTGACTACGGACGCATCTGCGGATACATACCTAACCCGTCTTGTTTAACTTTGAAGAGTGGAACCTAACATGGGACGCCTAGTCGATGAAAATGGATACCTTATTGATGAGTATGACATGCTAACTGGTGAAGACCTAGAAAACTACTATCCTCACGATAGTGCTGAAATCCTTGGGTTGGGAAAGACACCTACCTACTCTTGGGTTATTGAAAAGACCCTGAAGGATGGAACAAGTTCCTTTGAATTTCCAACCAACCTGACCGAACAACAGGCAAAGGACCACGCAGATGCAATCCTAGGCTCTACACCGGGGGTTGACACGGTATCAATCTTCCGTAAGATCGGGACAGTAAAGCGTCTGACCACTACCGTATGGGAATCCTAATGAATAACAAGACCTTTCTACGCTCTCCCCTCAATCTGACTGGCATGTCCAAGGCTGAACGCAAGGCATACCAGACTTGGATCACGGCAGAGGAGGACCAAATCCGCAGGGTCAAATACGGACGTATCACCCCTGAAGTGGTGAAGTATCACGACCGTCTAGACAAACTCTGTAAAACTCTTTGTGAAAGGTAGTGCGTATGTCCAAGCCAATCCCACCTAACCCAAACCTAAGTGCTTACGATCCGTATGTATCCAGTTTGGAGGAACACATTGAACACCTTGAAAAAGAGGTAGAGACGTATCATATGCTAGTCACGGGGCTGAGTGTTGCCTTGTTCCTTACGACTGTAGTTCTTCTATACGTTCTTACATAGAGAGAAGAAACGAATGTCCAGTTCGCACGTCGAAGCAGCCGATAGGATGCGGCTTGTGGCTGAGAAGCACTCTCCGAGTGCACTTGCGGACCTTGCCCGCTCAAGTCACGCGGCTTTGAGAAGCCTAACCCCCGCCTGTCCGGCGCATAAGGAGAATGGAAATGACGACAGAAACAGTGCCCGTTGAGATTAAGTCATGGCTGACGGGTGAGGTCATCTACACCGCCGCAGTCGATGTAGACGCCCCGGCCCCGAAGGCGAGCGGGACGGACTGGATCGTGCGGTGGAGCTGCGAAAACGGTTACACGCGCAGTGCGGCACTTCACCATACCGAGATCGCCGCCGTCGCTCTCGCCAATTTCCTGCGAGAAACAGGGCGCACCCATGTGTCGGTCACCCGCGCCGATTGGGAAGACGGCCAAGGCTTGCAGCCGGAGGGCGGGCGGTGAGCGAGAAACTGAAGGCCAATGCGCCGCCGAGCGGCTTTGAATGCACGGCCTGCGGAAAGAGCCACCTGTTCGGAGGCTACGTCGCAGCGCACTGGAACGAGCGGCTCACCCACACATGCGACTGCGGCGCGCAGCATTACGTCCAATCGGGCGACGTGAGGCCTGTTCCCAAGCTCGCCCGCCGCAAACGGAAAGGCACCCCATGACTGACACCACCGAGGGCCGGAGGCTGCTGGAGGCGGCGACCTACTGCGACAACTTCGACGCCAAGCAGGAGGCCGCATTTCAGTTGAACGACTGGCTATCGCTTCACGCCGAAGCCCTCCTATCCGCCGCCGAGGCCGGGGAGAAGATGCGGGAGGCGTTGCGAGCGCAGTCATCCTTTCTGTCTCGCGCTGCTGGCGCTCTTGAAAAGATGCAGCTCTATGCGACCGAGTATCCGAAGGACAGCCACGTTCTGGAGGCGAAAGAGGTCGCGCGAGAATTGCGAACTCAGGCGCGCATTTTGGACCGAGCCGCGCTGGCGGGAGGCAAGCCATGAGCCACAACACATGGCCGGGCGGACATCGCCGCGCACTGTCGCAAGATCAGCACGATGCGTGGAACGCGAGCACCTATCCCGGCACACGCCAGCTTTGCAGCGAATGTGGCGAGCCGACCGGGCGTTGTGAAGACGACACGATTGACGGTCCGAGAGGCCCCGTTTGCGAAGGATGCGCCCCATGAGCGCCGCACCACACGAGGGCGAAGCCCCCGATCCGGGCACACCCGCTGCAATGGCGCAGGCGCTCGCCAAAGCCCTCTCCGCCGAGCGTGCGCGGGCCGATGGGCTGGCGAGGGAGAGGGATGCAGAGCGGACGCGGGCAGACGAATGGCGGGACAAGCACGCGCACCTAGACCGTTCGCGCGAAAGCGAAGTCGCCAGCCTCTACAAGACCATTGCCACCGCCGAAGCCTCTCTCGCCGCCGAGCGTGAAACACTGAAAGCCGCGCGGACAATGCTTGATGCAACGGGGGCCTCTCTCGCCGCCGCGTTCAAGACAATGGGGAGGTAGGGGGATGGAACGCCCGATCATCTTTTCGGCACCCATGGTGCGCGCCCTGCTGGGCGGCACGAAGACGCAGACCCGGCGGGTGCTGAAGCTCGTCCCGCCTGCCGACGCCGACCAAGTCCACACATGGTTTGCGCCACCGCACGTCCCGACCGAGGGTATCGACAACCAGTGGGCCGAAAGCGGCCTCTGGGCGAAGAAACGCGGGCAGACTGGTTACAATCGGTATGTCGGTGCGTTGCCCTATCGCCCGGGCGACCGCCTGTGGGTGCGTGAGAACTGGCAGCTGCACGGCCGCGCGGCGGATGTTTGCACTGTCGTCTATGCAGCCTCGGTCAATGCAAGCTGGACCGAGGCGCATCAGCAGTTTCCCGACGAGCTGGCCGGCTCGATGCGTCCGCGGCCGTTTCAGGAGGCGTGGCGGCCCTCGATCCACCTGCCGCGCTGGGCGTCACGTATCACGCTCGCCGTCACCGACGTGCGCGTCGAGCGGCTTCGGGCGATCAGCGAGGCCGACTGCTGGGCGGAGGGCGTCGAAAATTGCGGCGAGGTAGACGGCGGGCGCTCAATCCCCGGTCATGGCCGCGACCTGTTCCGCAGCCTGTGGAACAGCATCAACGGCCCCGAGGCGTGGGACGCAAACCCTTGGGTTGTCGCCGTCTCGTTCAATGTCGAGTCCCCCGCCCAGCGCGGCGCGGAGGGGTGATGGGGCGCGTTCTCATCGGATGCGAGTTCTCCGGCACCGTGCGGTATACCTGACTTTGTTCTCTCAAAGAGACGGATGAAGGGACGAACACACAAGGCATATCTCTGCAAACGCAGGGCACAGATGCTTTATGTAAGTGAACAGTTTAACAAACACTTAGCACAAATTTGGTCAAACAGTAGATGAAGATTAAGGAAATACCCCACGGCAAGCCCCTAGAATACCATATTCCCTGTCCCCACTGTGGTTCTTCTGACGCAGTGACCAAGTTTCTACACCCCAAGGGGCATTCGTATTACAAATGCTTCAGCGGAAATTGTGGGAAAATATGGGACGAACCTACGGTTCGCAGCGGTGCTTCGCACCTGTGGGACGAGGACAAAGATTCAACTGTAATTGACTTCACGGAACAGAAAGCCTATAGAGAGTCTATGAACACTTCTAGCGCAGTTAACATGCCTAACGACTACGCCCCCGGCGATGATCACTGGGGCCGAGGACTGACTGAGGAAACATTTAACGCCTTTGGGGTAACGTGTTCCGAGGATGGGTCTACCCTCTTCTTTCCTCACTATGATTACAACGGGAACCTGACTGGGTACAAACAGAAGACCGAGGACAAAAGGTTCTTTTGGCATGGAGATGCCCGTAGGTCTGGTCTGTTCGGTAACAAACTGTTCAAGGATGGAACATCCCGTAGGGCTGTGACTGTGACCGAAGGACAGGAAGACGCAATGGCCGTCTATCAGATGTTCGGGTCCAAGTATGCGGCTGTGTCCATTGTATCTGGTGCTGAAAGCGCGAAGAACCTTTCTCAAGAAGACATCAAGTTTCTTTCCTCCTTTGAAGAGGTGGTGATTTGCTTTGATAACGACGAACCGGGACGAAAGGGGGCCAAAGCTCTAGCCCGATCCTTTGGCACAGGTGTCAAGGTGTCTATCCTAGACCTAAGCCTAAAGGACGCTAATGAGTACCTGAAGGCTGGAAAGGAAGATGAGTTCCGCAAGGCGTGGTATAACAATAAGAAGCCGTATCGCCCTGACGGTCTTGTCTATTCGTCTGAGACACAAGCGTTCATCACTGAACACGATCCAAAGCCCGTGGCATACTGGCCTTACGCGGGCCTCAACGATTTACTTTGGGGCATCTATACTCCCGGTCTTTACGTCCTTACGGCTGGCTCAGGTGTCGGCAAGACACAGGCTGTTAAAGACCTTAAGATGCACCTGTTCAATACGACTCTTAGCAAGCTAGGAGAAATTTATCTAGAGGAATCTGTCAAGCAGTCCATCTATCAGTTGATGGCTATTGATCTTAAGCGTAACATTAACAACCCTGAAATCTTTGACGATACTGACAAGAACGATTTGTTCAAGTCTTGGAAGCGTTTGTTTGGTGACGACAGGTGGATGTTCTGGGATCACTTCGGTTCGTCCAGCATTGATTCTGTGTGTGAACAAGTAAGGTATCTTGCCGTAAATTTCGGTGCCAAATTTATCACTTTGGATCACGTATCTATCATTGTTTCTAGTCAGGAGAACGGTGATGAACGTAAGTCCCTTGACGAGATTATGACACGGCTTCGACAACTATGTGAGGAACTGGACATTGCTATCTTCCTTGTGTCCCATCTTAAACGCCCTAACGGTTCTGATTCACACGAAGAAGGGGGTGTAACCAGTCTGTCTCAACTGCGAGGCAGTGCAGGTATCGGACAACTTGCCGATGTGGTCCTAGGCTTGGAGCGTAACGGTCAGCATGATGATCCCTTCATGCGTAACGTAGTAACTGTCCGTGTACTGAAAAGTCGTAAGACGGGTAGAACAGGTCCGGCCTGTTACCTTCTATACGACAACGACAAGGCCAGCTTCACGGAGATTGACAAGAGCCGTATCGAGGAGCATATCGAGGAATTAAAGGCTGAGCGTGAACGCAAGAAAGCTGAACGAGAACCAACCCCAACGGAGATTTGAACATGAGCAAAATTACTGATGACATCCAAGAGTCTCTTCGTAACATCCTTGACGAAACAATTAAGGAGGATGGTCTTAAGCGACTGAAGAAAGTTGTAGAAGATTTTTTGTGCGAAATTGAGACGGACCTTGATTATCGTATTAAGGAGGACCTTGGCTCCAATCTGTCTGCTTATGTCGTTGAGATGGCAGATAAAGTTATCAAGGCTATTCTTGAGGGGCGTCAAGACCTAATGGAACAGTACCTTGGATGCAAAGAACATGCTTGGACTGGACGCAGTGACAGCCCAACATATGGGGCTGCCCGTGATATTGGTTCTTGGCACCCTGTCATTCACGGTAAACTGTTTGAACAAGGATCGGTGTTACTCCGCCGTAAAATCGTAGATGCACACAAAGACCTTATAACATCACAGCGAATCCTCGACCTTGAAGATCAAGTAGCAGCCCTTGTGGAGCAGGTTAACAAGGCAACAAAGGAACGTGAAGCAATGTGGGAACGTTGTCGCTCTTACATGTAGGTGTTAGGTCTTGTCCGTATTCAAAGACAAACGATGGGTTTGCGATACCGAGAGTGACGGTCTTCTAGGTGAAGCCACACGCTTTTGGTGTATGTCGTGCATCGAACTGGACAACCAAGATAATCGTCTGTTCTTCGGACCTGATGAAGTCAACGATGCAATCGTGGCTATGTTCAAGGACGCCTCCCTTGTCGTAGGTCACAACTTTATCGCCCATGATTGCGCCCTAGCAGAGAAACTTCTGAAGATTAAAGTCGAACGTAGTAAGATACGCGACACGCTGATTATGAGTAGGCTGGCCAACAGTGCTAGAGAAGTGCCCCCTTCAGCGAAAAGTGCCCACAGTATTGATGCATGGGCTAGACGGTTTGGGCTGTTCAAGCCAGTGCATGAAGATTGGTCACAGTTCAGCGATGACATGAAGGTCCGATGCACAGAAGATACCTACATTGGGTATCTGACTCTCAAGGCCGCACTCCGTGAACTCAAATCATTCAGTAAGGAGTCCATAGCCGTAGAACACGACCTCAGTTGGGTCTTGAGTGACATGCACAAGGAGGGTTTCTACCTTGACCAAGAAAAAGCTATGGCGCTCTATGTTGAAACCAAGTCGAAAGCTGATAGGATTCAAAGGGATATTCGGTCAGTATTTGGTCCCAAACCATACCTGCTACGGGAGGTTGATCCCAAGCCTACAAAGGCTGGCGGGTACTCCCGCGCTCAGACAAAGTGTGTCACGGAGGATGCGGAGACGGTAGGCGGGCCTTTCTCTCTTATCGAGTTCCGGGAGTTCAACCTAGACAGTCCAACGCAGCGAGTAGAACGTCTCCTAGGTGTGGGGTGGGAACCTAAGTCCTTTACCCCAGCAGGTAATCCTAAATTTGACTCCGAAGAATTGACGCCTGATGACTTTGAGGGGATGCCGGAGGAAGTCAAACTCCTTGGTACATACCTCATGCTGCGCTCACGGGAACGAACCGCAAGCCAGTGGCTGGACCTTGTGGATAGTAACAGCTACGTGCATCCAATTGTTAACTCAGTGGGAGCGTGGAGTCACCGAATGAACCACAAGAATCCCAACAGCGCTAACATTCCTAGCGTCGTCACTGACAGCAACGGACATCCTGTAACGGGTATCGAAGGTGTGTATGGCTATGAAGCTAGATCGTGCTGGGGTGCAGACAGTCGGGTTAAAGACCAAGTTCTCGTCGGTGCTGACCTTACGGCTATTCAGCTTCGTGCCTTTGCTCATTATGCAGGTGACAAGGATTATATTGATCTTGTAACTGACCCAACCATTGATATGCACTCTGTTCATGCTGAATATCTAGGAGGGGTTAAGCGATCTAATGCCAAGAGGTGGCTCTACGCCTTTCTTCTAGGGGCTGGTAACAAGAAACTTGGGACGCTCCTAGGTGGCACAGAACAGGACGGCATTACGGCTGCTAACCTGTTCATGGAGAAGGTAAAAGGTGTGGGACTTCTTAAGCGCACCCTTATTCCCAAGTGGGCCAAGCAAGGGTATCTCGTTGCTCTGGACGGACGAAAGGTTCCAGTCATGTCTCAACACCTTGCCCTAGCCGGGGCCTTGCAATCGTTTGAGAAGTGTGTCATTGCTCACGCAACAGTTGGTCTTGTGAACTCGGGTCTACCCCTTCAGGTGAGGGCGGTAGTGCATGACGAATGGGTTATAACTACTCAAAAGCCTTATGCTGAAGAGGTTGGTGAAACCTTGCTACAGATAGTGAAAGAGGTTGGGAACCGTTTCGGTTCACTCACCCCCTTATCAGCTAATTTTCATGTCGGAATGACGTGGGCAAATGTCCATTAGAATCAAGGACTTAACTAAGGGTTGACAATTAGGAATAAACACCCTATGTATCGAGTACTAAAGTGAGGGATCATGGTGATCCAATTATGTGTGGAGACTGAATAAGTATGGTAACGAATAATCCTTGGTCGCGCTTCTCTCTCTCAGGCAAGGCGTTCTTCATGTTCAACAACAAGCCCCGGCCAGCCGACCTAGAGTTTAACAAGCCCCCGATGTTTTGCACGGACCTTCAGATTGTTGAGGATTCTGAACTGAGCATCCTTGGGGAAAGCAAGACGTACAAGGGCATTGCTGAAGTCAAGGCTGCCCTCAAGGCCCTCAAGGTCACAGTCGGTGAACGCACCTACAAGGGTGTGGTCCACGATAACGTAGTCAAGTTCCAGTCCAAGATTACCGAGGACACTACGGAACTGTCTCGTAAGCCCAAGGCTGTTGATGCTAATGGCGATGAGATGCCTTCGACTATCCTGATTGGCAATGAGTCCTTTGTGAATATCCGTGGTTCTCTGCCTGACTATCGTAAGAACCCACCCACCCCCGGTCGCCGTCCTATGCTGCCCACCTTTGACGCAGTACAGGTGATTGACCTTGTTGAATACAAGGCTCCTGAGGGATCGGGCCGTGGCCCAGCCGGGTTCAAGAAGATTGAGGGTGGTTACACGGTTGGTTCTGCCCCGTCCCGTGTGGTTCAGGGTGAAGCGAGCGGTAGCGAGCGGTCTGCTAAGGAGGAAGCAGATGCGGATGACGGTGATCCGTTTGAAGGTCTGGATTCCCTGCCCGTTGAGACTAAGCCCAAGACTGTAGTCAAGAAGAAGGCGTAGGTAGACATGGGATCAGGAGAAAATATTTTTGCAGATACTACAGAAGGGCCATCAAACCCTTACGCGCAATCTGAAGAAGACAAGGTACAGCAACTACGTGTGTCTGCTCTCTACCACGCCATTGATCTTGCACGGCTCCATGTAGTTACATCTGCGGACGAACTGGTTGGTGCAGCCAAGCGTATTGAGCAATACCTGAAGACAGGAGCGTAACAACCATGGCAACTAAGAAGCAAGTAAAGACTCCTCAGAAGTTTGACTGGGCCATTGAAACAGGCTACGGTGAATTTGATGTGTATCCTAGTCTCACTGTAGCAGAAGCTCTTGAACGTGCAAAAGACCAAACCCTAGACGGTTACGGCCCTTGCACCCTGTATCAAAAGCACACCAAGGTTTCAGTTAAATCAGAGTTTGTTTTTGAGTAAGTAAAGAGTAAAGCAACGTAGTTACGTTGCACCGTAGGTGCTTCCCCCTCTAGGATCGGCCTCACGTTGACTTGACTCACGCGGTCCTTCCTTGAATTGTGGATAAGATGCGGTTATACACCCCTAGGGCTTCTGCCTCCTTTCAACTAGGTGTGTATCTGCGGCAACTGTATGAGGGCCACACCTCTTTTCCAAGACAAAGGTAAGACATAATGCCACACATCTCCACCCTCATTCCTGACATCTACGAATACGTCTCCGGTAAGAAGCCCGAGACGTTGGATAGCCACGAGATAGATGGAGCCATTACGCAGTTCCTAGCCGACTGCGAGAATCTAGTGTCTCGGTTCATAAAGGAACGCCAAGCCCCACAGGAGTTCCGTATCAGGCCGTCTATCCTAGGCACCCCTGACCGAAAGCTGTGGTTCATGTCCAAGACTGAAGGCATGGACAAAGGGGGTGTGTCTCAGAGCAGCAAGGCTGCGACCTACAGGCCTATCACCTTTCTTTTCGGATCGCTTACCGAGGCCCTTGTCCTGTTGCTGGTCAAACTGGCTGGACACGAGGTAAAGGACTTCCAGAAGGGAGTAACCCTAGGTGGTGTCACAGGCTCCCTTGACGCTAGGATTGATGGTGTTCTGACGGACGTTAAGAGTGCTTCTCCTTACTCGTTCACCAAGTTCAAAACAGGTGAGTTCCTTATGCCGAACCCTGAGGTAGACCCCTTTGGTTATAAGGATCAGATTAGCTTCTATGCTAATGCGGAAGGTGTTTCTTCCGGCTCGTTCCTTGTTATGGACAAGTCCTCAGGTGAACTGACCATGTGTCTTGTAGACAGTGACACTGGACTTAAGACCAAGGGTGAGGTAGAAAAGCGCATTGAGCATGTTTCTAATATCATCAAACAAGACACGCCCCCCAGTAAACTGTGCTATGAGCCAATCCCGTTTGGTAAGGGGGGCAACATGGAAATCAACCGTCTGTGTGCCATGTGTCCATTCAAGGTCAAAGGTGGTTGCTTCCCAAACCTTCGTGCCTTTAAATATGCTAACGGAATCAAATACCTGAGCCATGTGCAGAAGGAACCAGACGTACCGGAGGTACTGCTAGATGATTAGGCGTATACTCCATAAACTTTTTGAGCCTAGGTTTAGGTATGCTTTTATTGACGGAAGGTTTATTGTACAATACCGTAACCTACTGTTTTTTTGGAACTATTTTCAATCTTGTTCAACCGAATCTAATGCCAAATCTGTAATAGACAAAGAACTTAAGAATTACCGAGAGTACACTGCTGCTTCTTGGACGTATTACCCTTAGCCCATGAGTCTGCTTAAACCCCTTAAGAAAATCAAACACAAGGTAGGGACTAAGAAGAAGTCCACGACTAAGGTAGGCACTATCGTTAATACGGTGGTGGCTAGGGCTGGCCGTGAACGCAGAAAGATGAAGGGAAAGAAGACCAAGTTCCGGTCCAAGTTTGAAGAACAATTCTGGTTGGATAACCATACCAAGATCAACCTCAGATACGAACCCTTCCGTATTAACTACTCTGTTGTCGAAGAACGATCCTACCTTCCTGACTTTGTGTACACTGACCCTTTCCTTAAGACCAATCCGTACACAGTTTATGAGGTCAAGGGCTGGTGGCGTCCCAGTGATCGAAAGAAGATGAAGTTTCTCAAGATGTCCAATCCGGGCCTAAGGATTGTCATGGTCTTTCAAAGGGACAACTACCTAACCAAGTCAAAGAAGGCTAAGTACTCGGACTGGTGTATCAAGAACCAGATTGATTACGTGGTTGGGACTGACCTAACTAAAATTGTTCACGCCTCAAACCCTAACCGGGACCACAGTAAGAATACGGATGAGTAACCCTGTAGAATTTTCAATTCTAAGTGACCGTGTACGCCTAGACACCCCCGAGGACTGGACCCAGTTTGAAGCCTCCCTGTTGACTATCGGTTTGTTTGAACATTTTCCTCTTCCTCCGCACCAGAAGCACGAGTCCGATGACAACATGACAAGGCTGTGGAGAAGTGTTGTGACCCGTGCTTTGTTCGACTGCCTCAGAGGCCCTACCGTAGATGCAAGTCAACCCCCAAGAAAGAACCCCGGCAGACCTTCCCATGCCTACAAGAAACGCCTTAAGCACTACAATGAGGTTGTCCTTAAGCGATCCAGTGCCATATATAAGGACGCCATTCACTG